GAAAAAATAAAATATATGTATAAAATATAATGAAAAGTCAGAAATTAATTATGTCATCAGTTATTGTGGCTATTTTGCTTAATATTATTTTGTCTCTCGCAATATCGCCTTTCGCTAGCGCACACGAAGTTAATCCTCCAAGTGGTGCGGAAAATTTACCATTTTTCTCTCAAGTTATGCATATGTTAGTTCACCACTGTCAAGTATTAGTTGCTAGTTCTCTTGTTGTTGCATTGGTTGTTGGTTTATCAGTTTACATTGCATGTTGCTGTTGTTCATTGAAATAAATTAAATAAATTAAATAATATTTATAAAAAATATTATTTAATATTTTTTATAAATTGGATTTTATAATTTTAATATATTTTGTAATTAATCATTGTCGCTATCAGTTTCATTACTTTTCTCTAGAATTTCAATAATTCTATCTAATTTTTGAGACATTTCTTCTATTTTTTTTTCTAATTGCTCAAGGTTAATTGTATTACTATTTTGCATTTTATTTACATCTTTTTTAGTATCTTGTTTTTCTTTCTTTTCTTTTTTTTCTTTCTTTTTTGTAATACTTTTATTCTTTGTTTCGATTAGTTTATTTATTTCTTCTTCTGATAATTTTGTTTGTTCTGAAATGTTATCAATTGAAATATCATCGTTATACATATTATATGCAATCATTTCAATTCTAGTTTTAATACCGCCAATAGGTCGCTCATGTTTTTTTGAGATATCTTCAATTGACATATTATTTTCCAAATTATTCAATAAATCTTTTTCTTCATCTGTAGTCCAACGCTTTGCAATTGTTTTCTTTGCGGATGACATATTTCACGTGAATATGTTATTTTAGATAAAATATAATTCAATTTTTTTTTATTTTGTAAATAAAGAAGTAAAATGCTAGTATTAATTAATTTCATATATAAATAATATAAATTTAATATTTACTATTATTTAAAATGGATTCAAATAGAGAATTAGATGAACATTCTGATAATAATCAAAATAATAACCAAACTTCAAGTGAAAATAATAGACAAAATCAAAATTTTATATGTAATTTAAATCCATTACATAATAATATTAATTATACATCATGTAACACATCAAATCCATATAATTTAAATAATTATTCATCTGAAGTTATATTTTTAATTAAAGCTGGTTTGAAATGGGAAGATGGTAATTGGAGTCAACAAGAATTATTATTATTAAGAAAAAAACTAATGTATTGTTATGTAAGAAAAGAAGCACATTGGGAATTAGCAGTGCATAATAATCTATTAGCAAAATATTTAGATATACCAAAGGTTATATTAAGTTCTATTCTAAGTACTTCATTATTTGTAAATGCATCGGATAATGAACATTTTTCAACAACAATGCAATATATAAATGCTATACTTGGAACTACACTAACAACAATTGTAGGAGTAGATTCTTATATGAAATTTGGTAAATTATTCTCTCAACATAGAAACGCATCTTTAGAATATGGAAAATTATTATTTGAAATAGAGAGATTAACACAGTCAGATATTGATGATAGAGAACCATTCGGCATTGTATTGGCTAAAATAGATGATAAATTTGCTGCAATAAAAAACGAAGCACCTTTTATTTCAAAAAATAAAATTTTAAAATATATTAAAGCATTTACAAATAAGAATCAATTAAATGATACAGTAAATTATAATTCGCGAGCAAATATTAATGAAAAATTTGAAGATGATGAAAAAGAATTTGAAGAAGCTAGAAAATTATATGATGAAAAAATAAAAAATAATGTAGAGAACAACAAAGAAAATAATGAAGAAAATAACGCAACGGATAATAAAGATAATATGATAATAAATATAAAAGATAAACAAATTACATAAAAATTCTAATTAAATACCAATCCAATAAAACATATCATTAAAATTCGGTGTAATATTGCTAAATTGAAAACATTCTCTTTCTTCTTTACGATTATTGTTTTGATAATCATTTTCTGAATGTCTTGTAGGATTACTTCTTTGTCGTTGCACATGTCCATTATTGTTTTCACTTTGAGGCATATAATATATATCGTTATTTAATATTAATTTTATTAATATTAAACATTTATTAATAAAATTATATAAAATTATATAAATCTAAAAAAATATAGATAAACGTTTTTGTATATATTTTTTCATTGTAAAATTATGAATATTTTTTTTTTGTTTTACTAAGTCTACGAAATATATTTGATAAAATGATTTATTGTTAATGAATAATACACATAAATAAATAGAAAAAATAAGTATATTAAATAAAATATCTAATTTAATATTTTTTATATTGAATTTTAAAAATAAAACAAATAATATTAATAATTCAACAGTTATAATAAATGTTTTCAATTCTGTATTAAATTTATCTTTATCTTTACCTACAAAATGTATATAATAGCTAACAGTAGTTCCAATTAAACTAGAGAAAAACGGATTTACCTTAATAATATTTAATAAAAATAAGATAGTCCATAGAAAAATCCACCAACAATATAAATATATTCTAGAAATAATTATCATTATAAATATTATTAGTTTATTTTATTTTACACCTTTGGAAATTTAAAACGCCGACTTTAAGTAAATTATATTTTAGTTTATTTTTAACTCTTTTAGTTAAAATTGAGTTAAAAATAAAATATTTAGTAATAGTATAGAATGCCGAAATATACTTGCGAACACTGTTTGAAAGAGTTTTCTCAAAAATCACACTATACTAAACATCAAAACAAAAAAATACCTTGTCAAGACAATAAGGGAAAAATAGAAGAAGTTGTTGAGAATATTATAAATAAAAAATTGATTTCAAATTATACTGAAAATATAAATACAAAAATGGAAGATACTTCAAAACAAAATGAAAATGAATTAGACCAATTTTATACAAATAAAGATATAGCATTAAAATGTTATAACAAATTAAATGAAATAATTAATTTAAATAAATATGATATACATTTAGAACCAAGTGCAGGTTCAGGGTCATTCTTTAATATTATGGATAACACTAAAAAAATAGGGTTAGATATAGAACCAAAAGAAAAAGATATTATTAAAATGAATTTCTTTGATTATAAACCAGAAGAAGATAAAAAATATTTAGTTATTGGTAACCCACCTTTTGGTAGAGTATCATCGTTAGCAGTGAAATTCTTTAATAAAAGTGCGGAATTTGCAAATTGTATTGCGTTTATTATACCAAGAACATTTAAAAGAGTTAGTATTCAAAATAAATTAGATTTACACTTTGATTTAGTCTATAACGAAGATCTTCCAATTACTCCTTGTTGTTTTACACCCAAAATGACAGCAAAATGTTGTTTTCAAATTTGGGTAAAAAAGGAAACAAAAAGAAAAAAAATTATTTATGATAAAACGCATTGTGATTTTAAATTCTTAAAACATGGACCAAAAGACAATAATAATCAACCAACTCCGCCGCAAAACTGTGATTTTGTAATAAAAGCATATGGAGGGAATTGTGGAGAAATAATTGATACAGAATTACAGTTGTTAAGACCAAAAAGTTGGCATTGGTTAAAGTCAAATATAGATATAGAACTACTAAAAAGTAGGTTTAGACAATTAGACTACTCTATGTCAAAAGACACAGTAAGACAAGATAGTCTTGGACAACAAGAATTAATATACTTATACAAAGTAAAATTTGGTTAAAAGTTATCAGAGTCGTATTCTACTTCATATTTCATGAACTCATTCCAGAGTTCAAAACTTTTACCTTTTTTTGCGTTTGGATCACATCTTAAAGCATATTCACAATTCCTATCTTTAATATTATCTGATGTAATTTTACCTAATTTGGCACAAGTTCCATGAGCATATCCACCAAAACGAACAATAAGTGAATGGACTATGTGGGATGGAATTTTGAAAATGTGTGCATTGCCGATTGTATCATTTTCGTACATATTATACGCTATTAAAATATAATAATTAATATTGTGATCAGGCCTTATTTGAACAAAATTTATTTTTGATTTATTTGCGTGTATGGAAGCTTTTATTTCATAATTAATTCCATTTTTATGACCATCACCACTTGTTGCATTTAACGCATTACCAATATCTAAGTCTTTTTTACATATAGTTTCTAAATCAGTAGATTGTGGAGTTAAATACTGACGAGACAATATACATTTTCCAGTTAGTGTTTTCTCGTTATTAATTTTTTCTAACACAAGTTTTTTATCTTTTGTTTCACTTAATTTCATTTGTTTTACAATTTCAGGTAAATCGGAAGTCATTATGATGGGATGTTGTATATATTTAACAACTTATTTTCATTTCAATTTTTTTAAAATACTTATAATATAAATGCCCCCACACAAAAGCGAAGACTATAAAATTTCTGCAGTTCAGTATTATTTATTTAAAAATAATAACCAAGTGCAAACTTGTGAAATATTTCAGTGTCATCCAAGAAGTCTAATGCGTTGTGTAGATAAGTATAACAAAAATAAAAACATAACAAGGAAAAAGAAAACACCAAAAGCATATAAAATTAAAAAAGAACAGGTAGATTATATTCTAAAAATTTTACACGATGACAGGACAATCACAATGAATGATATGCTTCAAAAGGTTAAAGAAAAGTATTCAGACTTTGATATTACAAGTAGACATATTAGTAATATTGTTAGGGATAATAATATTACATTAAAATTAACATGATTTAGACATGAACCTACAAAACGATTTGGTAAAGATATTAACATAAATAAAAATATTAAATTGTTCTATGAAAAAGTAAAACAATACAAAATAGATGATATAATTTGTATTGATGAAACAAGTATAAAATCATTACAAAAACGAAAATTCTGTTATAGTAGAAAGGGTAAGAGATGCGTTGTAAAAACACATTCACAAGAAGTATTTAAGAAATATACTGGCATTTTTGCTATATCTACAAAAGGTGTATTAGGTTGGAAATTATATGATAAATGAGGAATTAATAGTGAAAGGTTGTATGATTTTTTACAAGAACATATAACTGATAAATACAAAAACAAACTTATCATTATGGATAATGCGAGTAGTCATAGAAATCAAAAAATAAAAGATTTGGTAAATAAAGATAATGAAATACTTTATTCTGTTCCTTATCAACATTTCACAAATGCGATAGAAAATTGGTTTAGTGTCCTAAAATCAAAATTACAAAAGAAAGAGGGATTAACTTATAATCATTTACAAAGCAATATAGAAAATGTTTTGCGTGATATACAATTAACCATATTTAATAATATATTTAAGGGAGTTTATGAGCGTCCAGAAAAATATAAACCAAAAAATAAAACAAGAAAAATAAAGAAAAACTATCTATAAAGTCAGCGTTTTAAATTTCCAAAGGTGTAATAAAAGAAAAAATTTTATTAAATTATTTGTAAATAATTTAAACAATATTATTTTTATAATATAATGGAGTCCGTAAATAAAATACCTATTAGTAATATAGGCGTTAGTAACTTACGCAATTTTACTACTAAAATTGCAGAAGATAAAACACTTAATGGATATTGTAAAGATATTAATAATCCTAGTAACATGGAAATAATGAGATGGGCTGCAAATGCATATAAAATGATGGATAATAAATAATAAACAAATTTAAAGAATAGATAAATTTAATCAATATTCGTTTTTATAATAATTATTTCATTGATATCAATGAAATAATTATTAAATGATAACATATTTTCTAAAATAATTTAGTTGGAATACGCGAGGCCCGCGTTTGCTCCTCAAGCTTTCGCAAGAGGCCGGACTGTATCTTAAGCATTCTCAGGATTGATGATCCATCATCGAACACCCACAACCGTTCAGTCTCTGAATGTTTCTCATATCCTATCATAGCGGAATTAGAGAATACACTGCTGATTGCCCAATCTTCAACATTTTCACTATACCCAAGTGTAGTCTTGGCCACCATTACATTTCTATAATGGCTTAGTAGTTGAAGCTCTAAGGGGTTTCCAGCAACAAGCTGTGTCGCCCATTTAACAACAAGTGATAAATGGACTAGCAACTGACATACAATTATTAATTGTATAGGTGTCTAACTGTTTTATCATTCTACAGAGCCTATATGTAGAATGCAGATTGCTTTTCAGGGCAGCCTTAATTTTGCGTATATATTCTTTCTTAGCTAAAAAGTTAAAAAACTTTGTTAAAGAATATAATAAATTATGTTTACCCATACCGCTCATAATGCGGAGTACGTTGTAGTTAACGGCATATACTCTGACTTTGGCAGTCATTGTACCGGCAACAGTGGCATTTGAAAGGACAAGCTGGAGTGTAGCGTTGTCGATTCTTGAGAAATTGCATGAGCCAGATGGCTGGTGTTCTTCAGGACGAAGAGCGAACGAATACAGGTTAACACCAGAATCAGGGGCACGTGTGTGGTGCTGGTAAGGCTGAACAACATCAAAGTATGAACCTTCACGTTCCGAGAAACGGTCCTGTCCATTAAGCTGAAGTTTAGCAGTAACAACAGGGTTTTCACCCCAGCAGTGCATATCAAGAGCGGTTTCAGCCAAGACGAATGTGCCCGCATCAGAAACACCAGAGGTAGCTTCGGCTACGTCACCTGCTTCTCCAACATTAACAGCATCAGTATCAGCAGCAGTAACATCAGCAGCAAATGGGTCTTTGAAGTGGTATGCTTTATTATTTACTGTATTGGCTACCATTACTCCATCAGCTGTGCTATTAGCACCAACACCAACTGGACCACCGAATGCTAAGATTGAATTAGGTAAAGCATCAAGAGCATCAGTGTAATTGAAAGGCTGGGCACCTAAGCATTTGAATAAGTCCATACCGAACTGTGTGGATGCACAATAATCAACATTGGCGTCAGGCTGTACAACCCAGATTAATTCTTTGCAAGGGTGGTTGAAATTGAGTTTGATTTTGTTTGAGGATGAACCAACAGATTCATCACCAGTGTATTGAAGCTGTTCAATAATGTATTCGTGGGGGCTCTGGGCCATTTTACGTCTTTCATCGGTGTCGAGGAAGATGTAATCAACATAGAGTGAAGCAGCAACTAGCGACTGATTGTAAGCTTTTGTTACTTTCTGGTCGCTTCCAGCGGTAGCACTACCAGCGAGTGCTTTTACTGCCCATAGACATTCATCAATAGGACGAATGTCAATGTTGATTTTGACTTCATGGTACTGAAGAGCAATCAAAGGTAAGGCAAGACCAGGATTGCGGCAGAACCAGAACTGAAGAGGAACATAGAGTGTTGTTTCGGGCAAAGCATTGCGAGGAGCACATACCTGACGGGGTGCATCATTTGAGCAAGGTCCATCGACCATAGCAAAGTTAGGGTCGGTAACATATGTGAGCTGTGTAGTGTTACCAATCATTTTGAAATAGGCACGTTCCTGTTCTTTTGAAAGAGTAAGCTGGTTCCAGATGTGCATCCAGTCACCATACTGACGGTCAATTCTCTGACCACCAATTTCAACTTCAACGGTTGAAACCATGTGTTCTCCAATGAAATCTAACCAACGTGCATATACACTACCGCTTGTTTCAGCTAAACTTTGTCCAATTTCAGGAAGTGTAACCTGAAGATATGTGCGGTAAGCAAGGTCACCATTGCGACTAATGGTACATGTTACTCTTCTACCAAAATCAGCCTGTCCATTGAATGTTTGTTCAATGGATTCCATTGCGAAATTTGTGTGGCGACGGTAAGTCACTCTCCAGAATGTAATTTGGGGATTACCTGTAAGGTAAACATCTTGGGCGCCATAAGCTACGAGTTGCATTAATCCTCCTCCCATGGTTTATAATATTGCTAAAGAAAAAAAAATGAGCGAATTAATTCTAAATTAATTTATATTTGATTTTATAAAATTATTTAGGTAATCATCTAAATAAACTTCTTTTTTACCTTCATGTTTCTTTGTGAAAATATACTTATTATTTACTAATTTTACACTCCATCCAGATTCTATAGCATTATAAATGAATTTCATTTTCTTTAATGTTATAAAATCTATATTATTATCTTCTGAAGAGTCTATTATGATTGATTCCATAAATAATTATTAGAAACATATATTTTTTTTATTACTTAATATTTTACAAATTTAATAATTATTTTTTACAAATTAAATAATATTATTTTTTATAAATTAAATAATAATATTTTTTATAAATTAAATAATAATATTTTTTATAAATTAAATAATAAATATTATTATTAGTATAAAGTAACTTATGCCTATGTTTAAACCTAAAAATACAAAAAAAATTATTATATGTCATAAATCTAATATTACATTAGATACAAAACACAAACAAATGGTAGATAAATTTGAAAAAAATACTAATGTAGATTTACCTAAATTATTATCTGAAAAAATTATTTTAAAACAAAAATTGAAAAATACTACTAATATTGAAGAAAAACTAGAAATTCAAGATAATATCATTAATATTACAAATAAAATTAAATTACTAAAGCAAGACAAAATTGATTATTATTTAGATAATAGTAAATATATTTATAAATATTTTGAAAACAAAAAACAAATTGCTAAAGGAAATAATAAAACTACCATTTTAAATAATTTTTTCAAGTTAAATAAAAATACGAATGATAATGATAACAAAAATATATCTGATGTACAAAAATATTTAACAAATGTCGATGATTCATTTCTTAATATTAACAATTTTATATATCAAAAAGATATATGTACTAATTGTAATGCAGGAGAAATGATTTCTATTGAACATGAAGGTTTACTTGTTTGTAATAAATGTTCATATTGTTTACGGTTTCTGGTTGAAAATGAAAAACCATCTTATAAAGAACCACCTAAAGAAGTGTGCTTTTATGCATACAAAAGAATTAATCATTTTAGAGAGATTCTTGCACAATTTCAGGCAAAAGAAACTACACAAATACCAGAACAAGTGCTTGAAAATATTAAATTACAAATAAAAAAAGAAAGAATTAATATTTCTCAAATTACAAATAAAAAAGCTAAAGAAATACTAAAAAAATTAGGATACAATAAATATTATGAACATATACCATTTATTAAAGATAAATTAGGCATTAAACCACCTATTATGACATCCGAATTAGAAGATACATTATGTAATCTATTTATGGAAATACAGGGACCTTATGCTAAATATTGTCCAGATGATAGAGTTAATTTTTTAAATTATTATTACACTGTTTATAAATTGTGTGAATTATTAGACCAAACACAATTTTTACCTTTCTTTCCTATGCTAAAAGATAGAGAAAAAAGAATTGAACAAGATGAAATTTGGAAACAAATATGTAATGAATTAAATTGGGAGTTTATTCCTACAATTTAATTAATCTATAATTACTAAAATATATTATTATTTACTAAATTATACTTTGATTGCTCCACCAGGGAAACCAACCAAGTTGGCACCAATACCAAAACCTGCACCAGTTCTAGCATTTACACCCATAGCTGGAATGTAAGTATCTAAAATACTAAATGTTGCTGCAGCTGTTAATGCGATTAATGCTATTTCATCTAAATTTAATGATTTTTTTGGTATAGCGAATGCTGCTATTGAAACCATTAGACCTTCTACAAGATATTTAATAGCTCTTTTGACTAATTCACCTAAATTAATTCCAAGTTGCATATTATAATAATTATTAAGAAAAAAATATATATTTAGTAAAACATAACTTAAATATTTGATTAATTAATTATTATTAAATGTCAAAAAGTATGGAATATCAATATAGCAAAGATGGAAAAAAAAATCCAAAATATGTTGACGTTTTAGATGAAGATAAACCAATATCTGGTCAAAAATTTGCATGTATCTCATTTATTTCACCTGAAAAAATTTTGAAACTTAAAGAAATTTATATGTTTGATGAATTCCTAAAACAATGGGAAATGAATTATTCTATGCAAAAATTTACACAATTCTTAAATTTCGTATCTTACAAATATTCTTTCGATTTTGATTCTGTCATGGTTGATTTAGATGAATTCTGCAAAGAAGAAAAAGAAAAATTATTTGAAAATTCTGTTTCCGATGATTATAAAACTTATATTGAAAACAATGAAGAAAAACTTGACAAAGATTTTAACAAACTTCATGATTTTCAAACTTGTGTGAGAGGTATTAAACTTAGAGGTAACTTTCCTACGCAAGAAGAAGCTGAATTAAGATGTAAAATGTTGAGGGAAAAAGACCCTAATCATGATGTATATGTTGGTCCTGTTGGTATGTGGATGCCATTTCACCCAGATGCATATAAAACTGGGAGAGTTGAACATTTAGAAGAAGAATTAAATCAGCTTATGCACGAGAAAAATAAAAATGAAAAAGAAGCAAAAGAACAATTTGATAAAAGAGTTAAGGAAAGCAAAGAAAAAGCTATTGCTGATAATGAAGCCAAAGCATTAGAAAGTGGTAATGTTTTAACCCAAACTATTAATGAATCTGGTGATTTAATTAATATTACAAATATGAATAGCACTGAAACTTCTCTCGGTGAAAATGTTTCTGTTGCTGATGTTAGAAAAGAATTGTTCCAAGGTGACAATATTGTTACTGATAAAAATTCTGACCATGGACTCTCTGATGTTCTTAAGAATATTAAAACTAAAAATGATAAAAAATAATTTTTTTTTGAATATATATAAATATATATCTTTACAATTATAAAGATATATATGCCTAATTCAATTAAATGTTTTCATCCATTATGTAAAAAGAAAATAAAAAATATAGATATTATGATAGGAAAATGTGTATGTTTAAAATGTAATAATAATTTTTGTAATTTACATCGTATCCCTGAATCTCATGATTGTTCTTTTAATTATAATTCTAGTGAAGATAAAGATAAATTTATAAAAGAAAACAAATGTGTTCCAGCTAAATTAAATAAAATATGATAATACTATCATTTTTAAATATTGTTTTATTTATTTGATTCGTTATTTAGTTATTTAGTTATTTATTTAGTAATTCTTATATCTTAAATTATAACTAATTATATATATAATGGCAAGAAAAACTAGAAATACAAAGAAGAAGGTAAAAAATAATAATAAGACTAGAAAAGGTGGTGGAGGTAAAGATGATGATTATACTATAAATAAATCTTTAATTGAGAAGCATAAACAAGATATAACAGATTATAAAGTAGATAATTTAAATGATTTAAAATCAGGCGATATTGTTTATCTACTAAGGAACTCACACTATTTGAGTTACGTAAAAGCAACTTATAACGAATACAGTATTAATAATAATAATAATTATACTTTTACCATATATAATAATATAAACGAACCCGAAATATTTAAAACAGAAAATAATAATTTACCAGTTTATAGACATATATTTGAGAATACGACACTAAAAGATAGACTTGAAAACATAATACAAAAGGAAAATAAAAAAAAACAATTTGAACCACATGAAATTGCAATAAAAATAAATAGTGCAATTGAAACAAATGATAATGAAACAACACAATTAACCCCATATGAAATTGCAATAAAAATAAACAAAGCAATAAAAAAACAAGAATTTATTAATGTTGGTAATGATATTTTAAACAAACTTGAAAATGAAGATATAAATAGTAAAAAATTTCAAGATGAGTATAAAAGAATAAAAGAAGCTTCTAAGGAGGTAAAATTTAAGTTTGAAGCTGATTTATCAAGTTTGATAAAAGTTGGTGGTGGAGGTGAAGATAAAGAAAATGATGGAGATAAAAATTTAAGTGCATTAATAAATTATAAAATAGAAAGAGCAAATAAATTATATTCAAAATTAGAAAAATATATAAACTATAAAGTTACAAAAGATACTGCTACAAAAACAGATAGAAAGGCCACTTTTATTAGAAGAATAGAAATATTATACAACCTTTTAAATTGTAAAACTAATTTAGGAAATAGATTTTTCACACGTTATCAATATGAAAAAAAAGTTGATATAATATATTGGAGATTATCATTTTATTTATTTCCAGCTCATATAGATAATTTATTTCGAGAAAATGATGAGGATGGAGAAAAAAAATCAAAAAAAAGTGATAGTTCGTCCATGACAAACTTTGATAGAATAAAAACATATATGAATAGACATGTAAAGAAAAAAACGTCTGATGCTGAAACTGAGAAAATATTAAAAAATGCACAGGAAAAAATCAATACAATGTTTGATAAAGCTATCGGAGGAGAATCAAAAAAAGATTATTCTCAATTAAATGTACATTTTGGAGATATAAGATATGATGGTGATAATGATGGTGATGATTATGGTGGTGTTGATAATGATAAATTTAAAAAATTAAGTTTTTTTAAAGATAAAAGCTTTAGTAAAATACCTTTTTTGAAATATTATAATGAAATGTGGACTAATTTCAATCCATATAGAAATAATAATGCCACAAATACAGATTATGAAAGTTATGCAGATAATGGATTTTGTAAATTATTAGGATATGAGAGTGAAATTGATAAACAAAAAAAATCAGAAACTTCCACAGAAGAAGAAGAAAAAGAAAGTAAAGAAGAAGAACGAAAAAGTAAAGAAAAAAAACAACAGGAAATGAAAAAGTATTATGAAATTGTAAATTGGAATAAAATAGAGGAAAATGAACATTATAAAAATTATTTTAAAAGTGTAGCAAGCAAAATAAAAGACTTAAGTAAAGACTTGAGTTTAGATGAAAATAAAAACTATGAAATTAAAAATGATATGCAAAAATATAAAGTCGAATTAATAAATAATCTTGAAAAACAATATGAATTTAATAAATATTTATTAGAATATTGTTTTTATCATCATTTTAAGAATGACATTTCTGATAATTATCATTTTACAGAAGATAATGACGCAAAAACTTTCTTTGATAGTATTAATGAAGGAAACACATCTACTAGTGATAATAGTTCAGATGCTAAAAATGGCGAAGATAAACCACCGGTAGGTGGGAAAAGATTTAGTTATGATAATATAATTTCAGAAGAACATACATCAAAAATGTTTGCATAATTTAGGATTAAATAATAAAAATATTTATTTTATAAAAATATTTTTATTATATATAATGAAATTAAACTTACAGAAAAACTTGAAAAAGTTATTGAAAAATAAATTGATATTTTATGGTATTGTATTTTTCACAATAATGAATATATTCAATTTAGTTTATGCATGTGATATTTATGGTTTATTAACATTCGTATTAATATGCTATATTGTATATTATTTCACCAAAAATTTGGGAATGACAATGTTAGGGGGATTATTAGTATCTAATTTTTTTAAAATGGGAGTAATGGTTAAAGAAGGTTTAGAAAATAAAGAAGAAGAAGATGAAGAAGATGAAGAAGAAGGAGAGAAAAAAACTCTACCAAAAGTAGGAAAAAATAAGGATGTTAAAAAGACATTGGAAGATGCTTACAGTGGTTTAGAAGACATAATTGGTAAAGATGGAATGAGCAACATGTCAGAAGATACAAAAAATGTTGCAGTAAATCAAAAAGATTTATTACAACAAATGAATAACATGGAACCATTAATTGATAAAGCATCAAGCATGATTGATAAATTTGATATTGATAAATTTAGTGGTTTTATGGATAAAATAAGCGGAATGACAAAAAGATAAATTATATCTAATGTATTAATATATGCCAAGACGATGTCCACCTGGTGTAATATGTTTTGAAAACATATCAATATGTATTATTATTTTAACATTAGCTATAATTGTTATGTTTTTCTATTTTAATAACATTTTTAAAAATAATAATTCTAGTAATTTAAACGAAAAAATAATAATAAAAGACAATAGTATTTTGCAGTCACATGGTCTTTTTGCAACACCCGGAAATAGTTATTCAAATCTACAAAATGATGTTTTAATGAATCCATACGAAGCACCATTGCGCGATGATAGACATTTTCCAAAAGACAGTTCTGATGTAAGAGGTATGCCGGTTATTCCTATAAACGTACCTACTCAATCAGTAGAAGCATCCTATCGTCAGATAGGAATATTAACTAGAGTTAATGGAAATGAAATGATTTTACCACTAATGGGAAAACCATTAATGACTAACAGAGATAAATGGAATTTTTACACAATGAGTGATAGAAATAATATGATAAAACTACCAGTAATTGTTAATGGTAAAAGTGGAACTCATGAATATGGTGTGGATAATTTATATAATGGAGATAGTGTATATGTGGAAGGCTATAATGATGCATTTAAAGTAACTGTATATGATAACAATGCACCAAGATATATACCTTATTTATAATAAATAATACATTTAAATTTAGATTTAAATAATATCTACAATAGTTAATCCAGTAAATACTGTTAATAATTTAATATATCTCTGATATGTTTTTTCAATTAAATCACTTGATATATCTATTTTACATGGTTCGTATGGGTCATATCTTTTAATAATATTTTTGCGGATAATATCCTTATCAATATTATCTGGTTCCATACCATTTTCAAAATTAGAGAGATATGTTTCACTTATCCAATATCTGCTTGAATCAGGTGTATGTAGTTCATCAATTAATAATATATTACCAAATTCATCTTTACCAAATTCATATTTTGTATCTACTAGTATTAATCCTTTTTCTAATGCAATTTTCTCTCCGATTTCAAATAATTTTAGACTATAATTTTTACATATATTCCATTCTTCTTCCGTCATTATTTTATTACTAATTATTGTATGTTCATCTATTAGTTCATCTTTAAAACCTTTAGTGGTTGGAGTTAATATTGTTTTATCTAATTTTTCATTTTTTCTATAATCATCTCTCAATGTATTTCCACAATATCTTCTGCATCCTACTTCGTAGTTTTTCCATATGGATGTATTGGTTGTTCCAGTCATGTATTTTCTAACAATAAATTCAATAGGAAATGGTTTTGTTCTTTTTACAATCATTTCATCATTATTTCTTTCTTTCAAAAAATGATTAGGAACATCATTTTTTGTTTTATTAAACCACCATATACTTATTTTGTTTAAAACAATGCCCTTGTATGGTATATCACATATATATCTATCAAAACAACTCAATCTATCTGTTGCTTTCATTAATAATAAATTAGTATTTATTGTATTTTCATATATTGACCTAACTTTGCCTGTATATATTTTTCTATATGATTTCATATAAAAAATATATTAATAAAATTCTTATATATTAATTTACAAAATGTATTTCTTGTGAAGAAATAGTATCTTCATTTATATTTTTACCAATTGTTTTCAGTATATCTGTTAATCTTTCTATTTCTTTATTTTTACAATCCACTACTGTATTGTAGGTATTTGTTTTAATACGTAATTCCATTAATTCCCTATCTTTATTATTTATTTCAGTTTTCATAATATTTATTGCATTATTCATTTGATTCATTTCATTTGCATTTTTAGATAAAAGTTCTAGTATTTCTTGTATAGTCATTTGTTGTGATGTACCATTTTGTGTGCTAAGATTTATAGTAGTATTTAAAAATCTTTTTTCATGTTCTTTTGCATCTTTTTCTCTACTTTTTGTGATTTCATCTAATTGTTTTAAAACATCTGGTTTATATTTTGGATGTCCTGGGTCATAATTATCTAATAAGTTTTCCAATTTATTCATGAAAAATTCTTTTAATTCTAAGTTATTTACAAACATATCTACTGTTTTATCAGATTCTTTAACAAACTTAGGATTAGGATTATTTAATAATACTTTTTTATCAAATGTATTATGAATATGTGAAAATACTAAAATTGTTTTTAATGGGTTTAGTTGAACAAATGGCACAGTATATTCTTTTAAAAATTGTTTTTCTTCAGCCAAACAAGCTGTATTATCATATTTTGTATTTTCTAATAATTCTTTTTTAAATGCAAATGTGCCTGCAGTTGCATGATTTGGTCCATATGGTCCAAATTGATACATTTTTTCAATGTGTTTAAAATATATATAAATTTCACTACTACCTGCACACAATGCTTGAGGATTTGCTAATAATGTTTCTACTGCATGTGAAATTCTCTCGGGAGGATAATAATCATCATCATCCATATAAACATAAATATCACCTACACATTTGCTATGCATCAAATTCCTTTTCTCACCTAAAGGCATTTTGGTATCATATTTAAAGTATTTTACTTGAGGTATATGTGTAACTAAATCTTCTATTTTATCAATACCATCATCAACAATAATCCATTCTATTCTATCTTTCGGGTAATCTTGATGTTCAAAACATTTAATCATGCTTTCAATAAAAGGTCTTCTGTTATATGTTGGTGTGCAAATACTTACAAATGGTAGATTTTTATATTTATCACTATGTTTTTCTTTTAATTTTTCTTTAATAGTTTTCTTTCCCATTAAATAAAATAAATATTAATTATATTTAATTTTACTTTAAATATAAATTTATTTATATCTCATTTAAATAAATTTATATTTTCCTAAATAGTTTTACTTTAATTTCTCTCTTCTTCTATTACGTATACTCCAAATATTATATATCATTATTATAACAAAAGCACCAATCATTGTTGAATAAATTTTAGAATCTAAGTTTTTAATTCCAGCTAATATTATTGATAATCCGAATAATAGTATAAATCCTTCTTTAAAATCTTTGTTTAACATTATATTTAAAATTTCTTTTCCTCTTAAAAAGAATGGATAAATTGTAAACGATAATTCGAATTGTATTAGTTGAATAGTTGAAAGTATTGTAATTGCTGTTGCACCAATTGGAAAAAATAACCAAAATAATCCTTGAGTCCATCTAGAGCTTGATTTACTATTTGTTATCCATCCAAATAAGCCAAAGTAACAAATATATCCTATTACTGATAATGCGAAAAGTAAAATATATCTAGATATTCGAAAAATAGGAATATTTAATGCATATGGTAAAAACAATATCAAACTTAATACAAAACAATAAAATAACCCTGTATATTCTGCAAATGTTTTATTAACTATATTAAATGAATTGAGAACACTTCTTAAAATATATCTATTAAAGATATAACTTTCTGCAACTAAATTAATAAAAAAATCTTTAATTCTATAACTAAACTTATACCACCAACTTTTTTCATGATATTTAATACCATGTTGATTACATCCATCTGTATAATCTTCGCCTGGTTTAAAATACCACTGATATAAACTCATACATCTATCTGAAGTAGTATAATCACCTGTTAATTTTTCTCCAAATGAATATGGCATTCCATGTTTTCTAAGTGGTCTTGTGTTTTGTATATCTTTATCTTCGTATTCTCTTAAAGTAAATATTCCTTTTTGTTGCAAATTTTCATCTGGTGAAAAATTCTCAACAACATCATTTGTATCTCTCTTTGGTAAATAAAAATCAGATATAATATATCTACTTTCATCATCAGACAAAGAGTCCATTTTAACTTTATCGATATCTGCTTCTTTATTATCAAATACTTCAAATTCAAAACTTGGTAAAAGTTGATTTATAGTATAATCGTTTTTAATATATCTTTCTGTAAAACTTCTACTTGAATACCAATATATATTACATGTTAAAATATATAATATAAATGAGAGAATAGTATAAATTATTAAATCAAATGCAAATAATACCCATGATAAATTATTTTGATTTTCCATATTTTCTTTTCTATTTTCCATATTTTCTTTTCTATTTTTCATATTTTCTTTTCTATTTTTCATATTTTCTTTTCTATTTTTTTTATTTATAAAATATTTGTTAAATAAATTTTTATAAAATGATAAATCTAACATATATAATAAATAATTATATAATAACTTTTATAATTAATTTATTTAGCTAATTTTATCTATGATTAATTTATAAGCATGTATAAACAAATTGTAATTAAAACATTATTTATTGTATGTTCTATATTATTGTTATTATACATATATTTTAATATTTTTAAAAATAGTCATTCTTCTATATTTACTAAAGATATTATTGAAGAATTCGGAGGATACGACAACCCATATAAGTTAATAGGTAACATACCACCTCTTCTACAAGAAGAAGCACAAGCAGAAGCAGCAGCAGAGGCAAAGGCAGCAACAAAGGCAAAGGCAGCAAAAGAAGCAAAGGCAGCAGCAGAAGCACAGGCAGCAGCAGAGGCAAAGGCAGCAACAAAGGCAAAGGCAGCAAAAGAAGCAAAGGCAGCAGCAGAAGCACAGGCAGCAGCAGAGGCACAGGCAGCAGCAAAGGCAAAGGCAGCAAAAGAAGCAAAGGCAGCAGCAGAAGCACAGGCAGCAGCAGAAGCACAGGCAGCAGCAAAGGCAAAGGCAGCAAAAGAAGCAAAGGCAGCAGCAGAAGCACAGGCAGCAGCAGAAGCACAGGCAACAGCAAAGGCAAAGGCAGCAGCAAAGGCAAAATCGGCAGCAGAGGCAAAAGCAGAGGCAAAGGCAGCAGCGGAGGCGAAGGCAGCAGCAACAGCACAAAAGGCAGCAGCAACCGAGAAGGCAGCAGAGGCAGATGAATGGAAAAATTTTATAACAACAGGTCAATTATCAGATACATCATATAATTCGACACCAGGAGCAACAATAAATTCTGGTTCATTATCAACATCTATTTTAAATTGCAAAGAAAGCAATAAAATTTGTCCATCTAGTTGTAAACAACCAACTCATATAACTAGTAGTTGTTTAAACAAAGTTTTTAGGGATAGAACTGGAAATAATTATAAAATTTGTCCATTTAATTGTGATAGTGCCATAACAGGCACCGACAAATGTAATTATTCGGGTAATAATTGCTGTATGTATTGTGGATATGTGAAGTTCCAAGTAGATGAAAGTGGTAATCAAATGGGAGAGAAAGTATTATATACTAAAAATCATAATATTAATAATATTTATGATGGAACTGTTAGACCAAATCAAGCAACACATGCACCAACAACACCACCAACAAATCAAACATTAGATACAACATTATCGATTCTTAAGAGTATTTATAACAATAATTCAGATAAAGATAAACAAACACATACAAGAAAATATCCTTGCAAACGCAGTGTAACCGGTATTTTTACAGAATGTGGTCCAATTGGAGCTAATGCAGCAAGCTGTTTTGCAGATTTTAATAAAAATTAATTATAATGCATACATTAAACCTGCATTACCACTAACAAAGGTTAATACATTATATTTTTCCTCAACAACATATAATGTATATGTATAATTATACATATTCCAACTATTTGTAAATGTAGCAACACATTCATCTCTGCCTTCTTGTGTTCCATCCGCAACATTTACAATATTAAATTCATCTGGATTGATTTTATCAGAAGATGGAATATTTGTTGTAAATTCAAATTCTACCAGTTTAAATTTAGTTAAATTTAAAGCACCACACGGTTGAGTTTCATATGGGCTAGTATTGAGTGAAAAATTGTAACAATATAAATCTTCATTACTATAACCATTTGAACGATTATATTTTTCAATAAAACTAAAAACACCATAATTAAAATTGTTCTCTCTATATTTTCCATCTAATACTAATCCCCATTTATTCATAATATTTTTTTGATTTTCTGGACTAAAATTACCAGAAATTTTAAATGGAATTGAATTTTCATTATAAATAGAGATTTTTTTAGCATTTGTAACAGGATTATCACCATCAAATTTTATATTAAAGATCGAATCAACTATAAAATCATTTGGATTAATTAAACCATGCGGTTGTTTATCATATGGCCAATTTGTATAATTGGACCATTCATTTCTTAAATTTACATCGTTTCTTTGAAAATACCACATCCAATTTGCAACCATACCAGATGAGCTTTTTAAATTTATTTTTTTAGAACCAACTACATCATCAAATTTATATTCATGAATAGATTTTATTAAATATGTTTGTTCTCTAGCTGCAAAACATTTTATTTCTTCATCAGATAAGAAAGCATATGTACTAATTAAATGAACATCAGCTGCCCAATTAGTTCTTTTATCTACCCAATCTGCATCAGATAAAGTAATACCATCCGCATTACTTTGCCATGGTGGTGGCTGCAAAAACCGAAAAAATTGGTGTTTTTCATTAGAAAAATTAGGTTTTATATAATTACCAACTGTAAAATTTTCTTTAGTAATAGGATTATTATTAGATGGAATATATTCTAATGTTTCAATATCTCGAATAACAAACAATTCTTCAACAGGTCTAATATGTATTTCAATAAATAATTCTTGATATTGGAGGGATATCATGGGGAATGCCATTTTAGAAATTAATGTAAACCATATATTAATTGGAACATATAATTGTCTTCCTCTAATAGATGGTTCTGGTCCAAGCACATCGTAATTATCTATATTTGTTGGATAAGTATTTGGATAATGATTATTTCTATCAAACGCATTGGCAGGGTCATTTAATTCCGATATATTTCCAGTCATTTCATAATATAATTTTTTTTTGTTTGCATCAAAATCTCTTTCTACTAAGTTTTTTAGATATTGTCCGGTAAATTCTTGTATGGTAACTCCACCAATAGTAAATCTAACTCTCTCAATTAGTTGAGTTCCTAAATCTTTAATCCACTTAAATTCATAAGGTTTCCAAAGAAAATTAGTATTTTTGTTTTGGTCGCTTGTTGAAAAATTACTAGTAGGAGGTAAGATTGGACTCCAAATAGTGGGCAAAGTTAAAACTAGATAAGTATCTAATAATAAATCAGCATAACGTGGCATTTTAAATTTAAACACAGAAGTTTCAGACATTCTTAAATTACGTTGTCCATCAAAGTCTATTCTAAATTTTTGTAAGCCAAAATTAGTATATTTAGAATATACTGATTTAAAAAAAGTTTTTGATGGATTACCATTTAAAATAATATTTTGATTACCATATGATACTAAATTTAATAGACCTCCTGGCATTTTATATATTAATATAGATATTATTTATACTATGTTTGATGATATAAATAATTATTTTATTAAAGATTAATAAAATAATTATATATTTAATAGATATTAAATATATAGAATATGCCAGAAAATACAGTAGTGTTTTTAAAAAATGTAGAAAAAAAAGGACAAGAGCTTGTTAATAAAATTTTACCAAATACTAGTATATACACATTATTATTCGGTATAATAATGACAGTATTTATAGTAGTAATCGTATTATGGGCAATGAGTAAAATAACATTAAATGATAGAAATTGTAGACGTTTAGGGAATTTATATTCAGACAAACCAGCATTAACCTCAGTTAATCCTTCAATGTCGGATGGATATCATAGCCATAATTTGAGGGATTACTATGTAAAATCTGCATATAATTGTTGTGCAGGTGGTAATTACAAAAGTGATTATGTAAATTTATGTGCTTTATCAAAATGTTTAGAGCAAGGTGCAAGATTTTTAGATTTTGAAATATATTCAGTTGATGGTAAAGCAGTTATATCAGTTTCATCAGAAAATAATTATAATATAAAGCAAACATATAATTATGTATTATTTAATGATGCAATGGAAATGGTAGCATCACAAGCATTTTCTTCTGCAGTATGTCCAAATAATCAAGACCCGCTTATAATACATTTAAGAATAATGAGCAATTTAAAAGAAACATACAATAATGTAGCAACAAGTATACATAATACATTAGGTAGGTCAAATTTACTTTTACCACCTAAATACAGTAATGAATCATATGGTAAAAATTTAGGAGAGATTCCAATCAAATTCTTAAAAAGAAAAGCAATTATAATGCTTCTTCAGAAAAATACCATATATGAAGACACATCATTAATTGAATTAGTAAACATTAACTCAACATTTATTTCAACATATAGAATAGATGAAATTAAATATGATGCAAATCCTGATGTAATAAAAGATAGAAGCAAAAAATATATGACAGTATCAATACCAAATTTAACAATTACACCAAATAATTATAATCCAATAATACCATTCAAATTAGGTTGTCAATTTATTTGCATGTCATTTCAAAACCCAGATAATAATTTAAAATATTATCATAAATTTTTCGAAGAAAATAATACTGCGTTTGTATTAAAAGATAAAAAATTAAGACATAAGGTAATAAGATTAGATAGACCAACTCCACCCGAACAACGTTTAAGTTTAGGTCCAGCAGTAATAAATACTTATCCAGAATCAAAATGGTTAATTTAATTTAATTATTTAACAATATAACTGCGTTATATTTGTTAATATACTATATTATTTATTTTTAATCTATAAATAATATATGATGCAAAATATAGAAGAAAAAGAACTGGATATTTTAAAAAACGCAGTCAGCAACATAGAAAAAATTAAAGATAGCAAAAAAATGCAATCGCCTGAAATTAAAAATATTTTAATTATAGTTGAAAAATTTATAAAGCAGAGAAAATTAATATGTTATGGAGGAACTGCTATAAATAATATATTACCTACAAATAAACAATTTTATGATAAAGATATTGAACTACCAGATTATGATGTTTTCTCTCCAACTCCAATTAAACATGTTATACAATTATCAAAAATTTATAAAAAAAATGGCTACAATGATATTGAAGCTAAATCTGGTATGCACTATGGTACATATAAATTATATGTAAATTTTATACCAATTTTGGATATTACACATTGCAATAAGAAAATTTTTACAAATTTAAAAAAAGAATCAATTATGAAAAATTGTATATTAAATGCTTCCCCTAATTTTTTACGTATGTCGATGTATCAAGAGTTATCTAGACCAAAAGGAGATACTACACGTTGGGAAAAAGTATTAAAAAGATTAAATTTATTAAATAATGCTTATCCAATAGTAGCCAAAAAATGTAATACAAAAACTAATAATAAAATAGATAATATTAAAACAATTTTAAATATTATAAAAGATTATTCAATCAAAAATAAATTAGTTTTCTTTGGTGAATATGCTGTTATGTTATATGGAAAACATATGTCTACCACTTTAAAAAATAAATATAAAAACTATTCTTATTTTGATGTATTATCGAAAAATGGTATAGCTACATCAAATGAATTATTAGATGAATTAAAAAAAAATAATATAAATAATGTTGAAATTAAAATGCACAAAGGAATAGATGAAATTGTTCCTATACAATATGAATTATCTATAAATAACCAACCGTTAATTTATATTTATGAGACTATGTCATGTTATTCTTATAATACAATTAAAGTTAGTAATAAAAAAGTAAATATTGCATCAATTGATACAATTTTTAGTTTATATTTAATATTTTTATACCTAAATAGAGATTACTATGATAAAAATAAAATATTATGTACAATCGATTCTTTATTTAAATTACAAAGAAAAAATAGATTAAAAACAAAAGGATTATTAAAAAGATTTGGAGAGAAATGCTATGGTAGTCAAGAATCTTTTGAAAGCATAAAATCTATCAAAGCAAAAATGTACAAAAAATTAAAAACCAAAAAAAATAAAAAAGAATTTAAAAAATGGTTTTTAAAATATAAACCCAAAAGTATTGATTCAAAAACAAAGAAAACAAAAAAAACAAAAACAAAGAAAATAAAAACAAAAAACAAAACAAAGAAAATAAATAAATCAAAGAGTAAAAAATAAAACTTAAAATATAAATTAAAATAAAATTCAGATAATTGTATTTATTATTTCATTTTTGATATCTTCATAAAGAACATTATCATAAAATAATTTTACATATTTATAAAAATAAATAAAAATAAAAATAATTATTTGCCTGATAATTAATTCTAATTTATATATCCAACCATTTTCAATATAATAAAACATATCAGAACTACCTTCAACAAAAAAATTATTTGCATCAGTTAAACCATTTAAAATGCGATTGTAAATATTTGTTTCATATTTAATATTTATACAACGAAATATTTTTTTGAAAGTTATTAATCTAACAAATAAATTTGGTATATTATCATCAAATACATGACACATTAATCCATCGATATATCTATTTTTATATTTACAATTACTATTAAAAAGATATGGTATATGACAAGATGATATTAAACATTTAATTAAATGTTTGCGATTTTTAAAATTAGAAACCAATATATTTTTATAATATTTCATATCATGATAGTTAATAAACAATCTATCATTGATTAAATCCATATTATCATCTTTAAAATGTGAATATACTATTTTTTTTATAATTTTTTTCAAAATAGAGAAATGTAATTTTTTTTTAAAAAACATACATATTTGTTTAAAAATTTTATTATAATCTATTTTATCGCTATCTAATAAATAAATTAAACCTATAATTGAACCTACACCAGCACCAGAAATTTTATCTACTTTAGTTAAATTATTTTTTTCTAAAGTTTTTAAATATAATATACTACCTAATGCATATCCACCATTAAAAACACCGGTATCAAAGCATAAATTTATTTTAGGTGGTATTTTATTTTTATTAACATTTTGAATTAATTGATTTATTAAATTATCTAATATCTTCAAATCAAATGACATTATAATATTATTAAGTGTAAAAATAATATCATAATAAACTTATAATAAACTTATTATAATATTCTAATAATTAGAATATTATATACTTACATATTTTATATACTTACATATTTTATATACTTACATATTTTATACTATATGAAATGATAAAAAATAATAAGCCAAATAAAAAACTTTTTGAAAAATATCCAACTATATTAAGATTGCCATCAGTTTTAAACATAAATGGTAAAATTTTTGCAATTGTTAAATTAACAATAGGTAAATTTGTTAAAAAGTATAATACTGATAATAAAAGTGGTATATGAATATTTTCATAAATATCGTTCATTAAATTTTCATAACTAACAGTTTTATTATTCTGATTTATGATAGTTTGCGTTGTTTCATTATTTTTTATATAATCTTCAGAACCATGGTCTGGGATATAATCTACTTTTGCTTGCATATCTTGGCTTATATGTGATTCAACTTGTGGTATGTCCCTCGACGGCAAATTTAACATACCAGACGCAGATGCTTGTTGTATACCAGTTACAAATTCATTTATGTTTTCATTTAAAGAATTCTCTATAGTTTGTTGTTGATGTTGTTGTTCTTGCATTTGATGTTGCATTTGATGTTGTTGATATTGTGTTTGAGGTTGTCCTGTTTGTTGATTTGGGTTATCAAACACTAATTCATTTTTTCTTTCTTCCTGTAATGAAGCAATTTTGTTTTCCATTTTAATATTTGAATCTTGAATATTTAATGAAATATTCTCCATTGTTTGAGTAGATATTGGTAAATCATCTATGCTTGTAGACATTTTAATATTTATTTATTCTTAAATATTTAAAAATTTACGCAAAAATATATATTTTTTAATTTGATAGATAATATATATTTTTTTAGTAAAAATACATACATAATTTATTTAATATAATAAGATAATTTTATGTTTATTATAATATTTATAATGATATTTATAATGATATTTTCAAATATCAAATAAATATTATTATGCAAAATCTACTTGTTTTTTATTTTTGTTGCATGAAACATTTTTTTCACTAAATTTATAACATTTATTATTATATTTATAAGTTGTTTCTGAGATTTTATCAAATTCTGGTCCTTTAAATATCATGCAATCTTTTGTATCACATGTTTTTCTAAACAAACTTGCAATTCCTATTCCTATTATTATTGATATCATATTTCTACCAAAATTAGTTTTCATTGCGTTCAGTAAATTTAATACAAACATTTATTATATATAATATTTATATTACTTTTGAACAGGAATATTTTGAATCTCTCCTTTTATTGGACAAACAACCGGATGTGATTCAAATTCATAACAATTATCTGCTTTATCCTTATATTGTATTAAATTTACATTATCTGGGGTAGGATAAACATAAATATATGTTTGTTCTGGTTTTGTTAAATATACATATAAAATACCTAATGAAAAACTAATTAACAATACTGGAATTGAAATATATTTAAACATTATATATATTTCAAATAAATTATAAATTGTATATATTAAAACTAAAAGCTTTAAAATTTTATTATTATTTATTATTATTTATTATTTTTTTTTATATGTGCACATAATTCATTTAATGTAATCATTTCCTGAATTAGTGTATATAATACTTCATCATCTCTATTTGGTTTTGTTCTAACAATTTCTCTTTCTATATAACATTTTTCAGTCTCTCCATTAATAGAATCCTTTCCATATTTTACAGCTCTTATTTCTTGAACTAATGGTTTTATAGTTGAACAATATTGTTCAACTAAACTTTCTGTTATACTAGATTTATCTTCACTCTCATCTTCTAAATATCTTCCTATATTTTTTAAATTTAATATTTCATTACTTAATGATAAATTTAAATTTTCTAGATTGATATTTTTCTCTTCATTATCAACTATATTCAAATATTCTTGTCTAATTTTATGTAGATACTTAACTGTTTGTACTAATTCTTTTTTTTTTTCCTCAAATTTATCCAATGCTTCGCCTTCATCTAAATGTTTAAACAAAATATCTAATTTTAATAATATTATTTCTTTTTTTAATTTTTGCATTTTTTCATATAATTCTATATCTTTATCTCTGATATTTATTATCTTTTCACGCATACGTTTGCTAGATGTTTTGGCTAATTTACAATTCGGGTTTTCGGAACCACAAAATGCTTGTAATCTTTTTACATTGAATATTGTTCCTCCTTTCTTTTCACATCCTATACATTTCATTTCCATTGTAATGGAACGAACTTGTCTTTTTTTTTCTTCCATTGTTATTTTTTTATCACCTAATATTTTGCTTTTCTTTTTTTTTATTTTATCATCATATCCCCCTTTCATTTTATAAAAACTATCTATTTTTTCGAAATATTTATTTTTTTTATTAACATCCATATATATTTATAAATAAATATATTTTATTATTATTCATTTAATAATGGTAAATTTGTTATCATATTATATTTTTTACTTGCGTTTTCTTTAATATTAGACAATTGTTGAAGTTTAGATATAATATATTCTTGTTTTTCAATATTTTTTCTATCTATTTCTTCTTGTGAAATTTTTCCTTTATATCTATAAAGCAGAAATAACCCTAAACAAATTATTATTAAGATAACCGTAATTATATTATAAATATAATTATAATAAATCTCTTTGAATTTTTTACATTCCTTAAGAGTTCCTCTTATAAAATATTTTACACCTGGTTCTATTAATTTTGGAATATTTTCATCCATCTTTTATAATTATTATTTTAAAAAAAAATTATAATTATATCTATATTAACCATGGCTAATACAACATATTCATTTGGTGCAAGTTATTCAATTATTTGGTTTTTTACTATAACAACTATTTATTCTGTTATTAAGTTTTTTACAGAATCAAAAGCTAGTAAATTTATGAATGAAGGTCAAAGTGAGTCTGAGTTTAATGAAATGAATAAAAACAGATTTATATTTTTAAGTTTATACATAACTTTGCTATTTATTGGACAATTTATAATAAATGTATCTATATCTAAAAAATTATGCAATGTAGTCCAATGGAAAGCTTCTTTACTTATTACTTTAATTCCATGGGTTTTTATTTTCTTAGTTTTATGTTTACTTTTATTATTAAATCCAGGATGGCTTCAACCGTTTTCAAATACATTTGGCTATTTAGTTGCATATTTATCTGGAATAAATGGTGTTATTAATGAAATTATAAAACCAGATAATAGTGATAAAGATGCTGATTCTGGTATAAAAGAATCTTTAGCATTAATTTATTCAAATAGAACTTTATTAATAAATGAAATTACAAAAGATAATTTTACAGATTTTTGGGAAAGAATTAAACCACTTATGAAAGATACTGCTAAAACTGATACTAATCTTCGTGATAGATTATTTAGATTAGTTGTTATGAAAGAAACTATTGCTGAATTTATTTGGTATATTTTATGTGGTGTATTAGTATGTTCTATTGGATATAATTATTTAGTTAATACACAATGTGTTAATAGTATTAAAGATTTAGAATTAAAAATGGATGAAAAACAATCTCAATTTTTACAAAAAAGTAGGACTATAGTAAGAGAAACTGATTAAAATTATATTCTCGGATATGCAATATAATATAATACACAAAAATATGAAAAAATTGATAAGATAATAGCAACTAACCATGCTGGTATAATAGTCTTTCTCCTAAAGCCTATTCCAAAACTTCTTAAACTTTCATCATTATTAAAGATAAAATTTGGTTTTGATAAAATAACTACAAAATATAATGAAAGAAATATTATTATAGAAATTAATGTTAAATTATCATAAATAAATTTTCTATCCATGGTTTTATATATAATTACAATTATATTTTCATAATTATATATCTAATAAATTCTCTAAATCAGAAAAATATTCACTATTTTTTTCATTTACTATATTTTTTTCATTATCTAAGTTTAGATTTTTCTCAAAATTTAAATTTTGAGAAAAATTTAGATTTTGAGAAAAATTAAGATTTTCTAAAATAATGTTATTTGACGCCATATTTTTTATTAAATTATCTATTATTACACTTTTTGTTTGATTTTCTTTTTCTAATCTAGCTATTATGATTTTTTGACTATTTATTATTTTCTCTTGTTTTGCACATTCTACATAATAATTTGTTTTATTATTATTTAAATTATCTAACCATTTACGATGTGATTGTGTCTTAATATGATTATTAAATTGTTGCACTTTATTATATATTTTATCTTTTCTTGCACCACACAAACAATATATGCCTGTATTTAATATACTTACTTTTGGTGTATAATCAGAATATTCTCCTAATGAATTTAACATTGGTTTATACACATCAGGTGTTGTTGATATATCCATTACAATTAATTAAATTATAGTGTTTATATCATTCATTTGTGAATTACATTGCAAATAATGCTAAGACTTCTTCCTTATTTTTATTTCCTTCATAAATATACCATTTTTTCTTTCCTGGTTCCCATTTTCCACCTAGTTTTTTTACTTCCTCCTTTCTTGCATATGGCACATTTAAATATATTTTTTTTTCAATTACTTTCAAATTGGTTGAACTATTAGTTGTGCTAGGATTAGTATTATATGGACAAGACGAAACACCAATTGCTAAATTAGCCAATCTATCTGCGTTATCATTACCAATAGAGTGGACATCTTTCTTGCCTGTATGAGCAATTATATGTGTAAATGATACATTTTTAATATCCTTGAAAATATTGTAAATTTTTTTAACTAATTCAGCATTAGGTATATCTTTTATTACATTTTTAGATTTAACCTGCCAGTTTTTTTTTGCACATTTTTCTCCATATGTTGTTGCACATCTAATTGCATACTCTGAATCTGAAACAATTGTTATATTTTTTCCTTGTTTGACATCATCTTCGATAATATTGTATGTTTCAATTATCGCTAATAATTCAGCTGTATTATTAGTTTGTTTTCCAATAACTCTTTTTGATAAATTTCGTTCATCATCTTCTTTAAAATATATACCAATACCAGCTTTTGCATTTGGCTTACCATTATTACTACATGCGCCATCAACATATACATAATAATCAATATCATTTAATGTATTCATCTGTAAATTATAATTGATATAGAATATAATTTCTATATCAATTTTTTTTGTTTGATTTCATGATACAGTACATTTTATTGAGAGAATGAAAGATAAAGAATGGAACATAAAGATTTTAATTTTAATAATAACCTTCATCAATTAAATCTTCTGGTTTATCTTCTTCGTCTTCACCATAAAGCATACTTAAATCATTATCTTCGCGTTCAATCATTTCTTCTTCTTGTTGGTTATCTAAATGTTCTTCTTGTAAAACATTTTCTTTTTCCAGTTGTTTTTTTTCCAAATCATCCATTACTTCTCTCTCCGCATCATATGTTTTCTTGTCATAAACAACTAATCCTTTTTGTAATCCTTTACTCCATCTACCTAATTTATTTCTTTTAAATAAATCTTCTGTTTTACGTTCTTCGTCTGACAACATAGCAAAATGGTCAGTAATCACATTCTTTTCTTCTTCTTTTGATTTCAAAACTTTCTTCATTAAAGAATCATAGTTAAAATTTATAATATCTTTTGATTTTGTAATAATTGTTAAATAGCATTTTAATAAATCCCTCACATCATTTTCTAATTGTTTTTTAGAACCTAATAATACCTCATCTTCAATTTCAACTTTATGTTTGTATGGGTCTTCTTCTGTTGTGCTAGAATAATCATCTAAAACGGAAGATGATGATTTTTCTAATTTTTTAGTAAATTCTTCATCAACTGATAAATTAATATAATAGTTAATTATTGAATTAAAAATAAATTTGTATAATTCAATCATAAAATTATTTTTAAATTCCTGTTTTTTTGTTTCATCAATATTATCAGTGTAAAATGGTATATTATAATATAAATTGCATACCAAATCATAAATATTGTGTAAATCTTCTTTTATTTTTGACAAAAACATAATAATATTTTTATTATTTTCAAATTTATTTAATATTTTATAATAATTATTTAATATTTTTGATAAATCATTTTCATGTATAGATGAAATATCCCAATGCTTGGGTATTTTATTATCACCAACTGTATAGATTACTGAACTATTATTTATTATACTATTCGGTAAAACATTAATAACTAAATTTATCATATTTCTCATAAATTCTATTTTCTTGCAAATAAGCTCGTCTGAAACTTTAAGATAATTAGATGTTTTAGATTCTAAAAACTCATCCATTATAAAACTAAATTTATCATCACTAAATACTTCTTTATATTTTGATTTACTTAGTTTATTTGATTCGACTATAATATTATAAATATTTTCCATATGTTCAGATTCTTTTTCTGGTGTTAATTCCAGAGGATTTTCAATTAATTCTACTAAATTTGTAAATTCATCCATAAATCTCACTGATAATACTTCAATACCATAATTTTGCTCTCTTAATTCTTCATTTTTTTCAAAAATACTCCATATTACATTCTTAATTTCTAATGTATTATTTATTTTTATTTCTTTTTTTCCAATGCCTTTTATAATATTTTTCTTATAAATATATGACAATAATTTATCCATTGTTTCGATTGTATATTCATTACCATTTTCTTGTATTTTTCTTATTTTAGTTTGAATATCATCTTTATTATTAAAATCTGTCGGTTTCTCTCCACATATACTTTTTAAATCTTCGTTAATTGGCATGTTAGAATTAAATTTACAAAATACAATAAATGCTTTATATATTGTTTCCTCATTGAAATTAGGAGATATATCATTTATTATTTTCTTTGTATTTTCATTATGAAATAGAATTGATGCTTTATTAAAAAAACTACTAACTGTATTTATTATTTTATAAAAATCATTTGTTTTATTATTTATATCATTTAATTGATTTTTTGATTCTGTGTTAAAATAATCATATGTATTTAAAATATCTGTGTCATTGCAACAAGCATTTTGTATAAATGCTTCATTGCTAGATTTTGTTAAAATTGCTTTTTTCTCGGAAATAATTTTTTCCATAAGTTCTTGAATTTTTACAGTGTATAATGTAATTTTATGTCTTAGAACATTAATGTTATTAATAAAGCTGCTTTTCTTTAAATTTTTATATATATAATCTATCTTAAAATTATCAGGTATATCTTGAACTACACCTATTTTTGATGATTTCAATAATGGTTTAAATGTATCCCATTGTGTAATATTTAATTCATCTGGAATATCATCCGGTTTGATAGAATTATTATATATTTGTTTATCTTTTATTAATTTACATATTTCAGGTATATTTTTTTTCAAAATTTCATCTATCATTAATTTTGTTAATTTTGATAATAATGATTGTTTTGTTTTTTTTAATGAATTCCATGGTTTTGGTGAATTACGCAAATAAAACGCAATACAACACGCATACTCTAGACCAGTTATATCACTATCACCTGTTACAGGAAAACCTGAAAATGATTTTCTGCAACCATCAAATTTATTTCTGGTTTTAAAAGATGGAGTGCTTGTTGTTACTGCAATTACATAAAACGCAAGTGTATATAATATTACTGTTCTATCTTTTTCTTCTTGCCATGTATTCGCCATTAATTGTCTTTTACCTTTAGTATTTTCAATTAATTTTTTCTCACTATATTCTTCTTTTGATAATATTTTCATATTTTTTATTGTTTGTGAAATTATAAATGGCAATAAATTACTAATATTTATACCCGAATTTCTTGCAATTGCTAATGCAATATTGTTTATATCTTCTGCATTTTCATTTAAATACATATCTTTCAATGTTTCATTTTTCTTTTTTTCTATACTAGCAACAGTGTCGCTTATATCATCTTCTAATGCTGCCCTACTTACAACCTTATAACCCTCACTTGTATATCCTTCATCTGATGAAAATTCTATTTGAGAGATTACTCTACCAGTATATTTATCTACACAACTATCACCATCTTCACTAATAGTACCTTGATTATATATAATTTTATCTAAAGCATTTTTATATGCAATATGTCCTCCACTTCTAAATGCAAAAGCTAGAGTTGCTAAAAATGCTGGCACCAGTTCTGCTCCAGATTCATTACAGTAATACCACCATTCACTTTCATTTTCACCTTGACCTAATCTTGTATAATTATCTACAAAATATGCAATATTCTTTTGCCTTTCGATAAAATCACCTTGACCAATAATTTTGTTTATTAATTCTTTTTTTGGTGATTCAATAACATCTACTTCTGATGATGTTAATCCTAGTAGATATTGATTATCGTTATATTTTTTGTGTTGTAATTTAGATAAATTAATTACAACTGTTATTCTTAATTCACTTAAATCCTTTGTTTTCTGTATAAATCTTTTAATTTCTTTTTCGGAATTTAAGTAATAATTATCAAAATCTTTTATAAATTGCTTATACTTGTCTTTACTTAATTTTATGTTAATTGCATCATAATTTTTACATTCGTTTTTAACAGTTATACAATCTTTTTCTAAATTGCAAAATATTTTTAAGCCTTCTGGTGTAATATCATTAGGTACATTTGTATCTTTTATCCAAACATTGTTCTCTCTTTTATAATAATTATATGTGCTTGATTCTTCTGAAATTAATACAGCATAATCATCATCTTCTATTATTCTTTTTCTAAGTATCATTGCTTTTGCATCTTTTACAGACCTTTTACTATTTAATCCATTATTTTCTTGTAATTTTTTACTAATCACATTTATTTTATCTTCTATCTGCATATCATCATTAATTAAATTTTTATATTCATCTATTAAATCATAATATGTTTTATCATATATTCTATCAAATTCAATTACTGACCCATTATCATTTTCCAACTCGCTTTCCGTATAATATTTTTTTGCTAATTCTTGAACAAACACATCACATTTACTTTTTTTATCATCTTCAATGCTATCTTCACTTTCATTCATTAAGTTTTCAATATTACCCCATTCTTTAATATCTATATTTGATAATAGGTTTTCATTTATTTTGCTTAAACATCTTGTATAATACATGCCATTATCTTGTTTTTTTACAAAATTTAAAAATTCCGAATCAGAATATTTTGTATTTTTAAATTTACTATTAAATTCGTATTTTTTCACTATAGAATCTAAGATTTCTTGTTCTTTTAATATTTTAATTAATTTAATAGTTCTTTTATTTTTTGTTTTATATTTGATATCTTCCTGTGTAATTAGATTTGAAAATAGCTTACTTTTTTTACTAAAATCAGATATATATTTTTTTATTTCTTCTTGAATATATTTCGTAAAAAATTCATATTGTTTATATGATAAATCATTTTGATACAACATAAATGGTTCCATATACTTTAGTATTGAATGCATTGATAATCCATCGGTTATATACGATTTTACCAAACTAAATAAATCTTTTGTCTTTGGAACAATATTATTTAAATACTTAATATATTCATCTTCTGTTAAATTTGTGTAATTGTCATTTAATTTATATTCAACTATACTTTTTAGATATCCTTTGCTATTATGTTCCAATTCATTTTCCAGTTTATCTATAGTAACTTTTTGCACTTTTGCATTATTATTTAAGAAACTCCAATAATTCATAAATTTTTCATTTAAATTTATTTTAGTTGTTATGTTGGATGAAGGTAAATTTACATAAGAAAATCTTAACGTAACTTCAGGTAATGTTAAAAATGATTTTACACATAATATGTCATTATTTGATATTTTTTTCAATTTTGAGTTATCATTTAATGGTAAATTTTCAACAGATTCTAACTGTGTATCACCTATAATATGTTGTTGTAGAATAAATCTATTTTTCGTTATTTTATTATCATTAATTGAATATGATTGATAGTCGTCTTCATTATCAATAACAGCATTTATAGACGCATTTGTTTCTTTATTAATTAAACAATTATCATTTACTAAGAAAGGTGTTACTTGTGATTTAACTGTATTAACATAATCTGAATATATATTTTCTTTTGATATTCTCTCTAATTCTTTAATTTTTTTCTGAAAATCATCAATATCTACATTATTATCTTCTATAAATGTTGATTCATTAATTTGCTCTATCGAACATTTATCATCTTGATAAAATTTTTTTGTGTTCTTTACAATTGGTAAAATCCAATATAATTTATGACTTAAATTATTTAATACATTTACGAGTGGTTTATAATTTGCTCCTTTTAATTCGGGTTTTTGTGCAATATTATCTTCTGTGAATTCTGAAAAAAATTCTCTTAGTTGTTTAAACCTTAAAATCATAATATTTACTTTATTCATGAGCTTATCTGTTTTATTTTCCTCTGAAATACTTGCTAAAATATTTTCCATTAAATTATTTAACTGATTTTCAATTAAATACCGTTTTTCTTCATCTTTTGCTTCTACTTTTACAATTACAGAAACAATTTCATCTCCAAAAATAATATCATCCGCTTGTATAATTTCTTTTTTTCTGATGTTTTGCATTGACTCTTCTTTTTTGATTATTTCTTCTTCTGTTTCTATCTTTTCTCTCAAATAATCATCTGAATCTTTTTCTTCTGAATCTTTTTCTTCTGAATCTTCTGAATCTTCTTTTTCTGAATCTTCTTTTTCTGAATCTTCTGAATCTTCTTTTTTTGAATCTTCTTCTATTTGCGATTTTTTATCAGAAATAAATTCTATCGAATCATCTGATTGTATTGTGGATTTTACATCTGAATCTCTTTCATCTATAATTTTAACATTGTCTATTTCATAATCAGTATCAGGAACTTCTACTGGTAAACCTTTATATTCAAAATCTACAAAAATTGTCTCATCTACTTCACGCAATTTAATTTCAATCATATCCTCAACTAAACTTATTATTTTCCCTATTTGTGTGAAAGTTTCATCTTTTGATTTAAAAGATATTTCTATAATTTTCCCTTTTGTTAGATTATTTTGCTTTGCATATCCTTCATTAGAACTGTGTAAAATTATTATATTTTTTATAGATTTTCTTTTTAATGTTAAATCTTTTGAACTTATTCTTAAAATTGTTTCTTCACCCTTTTCATTTAAAAGTTTTATATATTTTAATGGATTCATAGTTTTAACATAAAATATTTTATTATGGAGGTCAATCCCATTTTCATCAGGTGCAATTATTTTAATAATATCTCCAATTTTTAATATAGATTTATGACTTTCAATTGTATCTGTCATTATCTTATAAATACAGTAGAAATTAATATGAATAATGATATCTTAAAATATATCTTTAAAGATATAAAGAGTATAATATACTTATTAGTATGACTCTTAATTATTATAATCTTGGTATCAAAAATTCTAATATTTTAGAACATGTTAATAATATAAATTCAGATGAAAATAAAATTAAAGTTATAGAATGGAAAAAAACTGATAAAGGTAATAATTATTTTATTATTAAATATAATAAAGAATTTTTGACAGAAGAAAATATTTCTACAATTGGATTATTTCGTTCTATTATTATTAAAAATAATAATATTATTGTTTTCTCTCCACCTAAATCAATATGTTATTCTAAATTTATAAGAAGCTATACACCAGATGATTGTATAGCTGAAGAATTTATTGAAGGAACAATGATTAATTTATTTTATGACAGTGAAAATGAAATTTGGGAAATTGCAACTAAAAGTTCAATTGGTGCGAATATGTGTTTTTTTATTAATGATTACAAACATAATACCACATTCAGAGAGATGTTTTTTGATATAGTAAAAAATATTAATTTAGATTTTGATAAATTACCTAAAAATTATTGTTATAGTTTTGTTATTCAACATAACAAAAACAGGATTGTTTCAAATTTTTCAGAACATAAACTTTATTTAATTTCTGTTTATGATATTGATAATTATCAAATTAGTGAATTATCATATGAAGAAACTAATGAACTAATCAAAGATTCTAAAGTTTCTTTGCCAAAAAAATATGTCTTTACTTCATATAAAGACCTTGAATCCAGATGGTCGTCGGATGATACACCATATGAATGTGTCGGTATTATTATAAAGTGTAATAATATTAGAACTAAAATAAGAAATCCAAATTATGAATATGTTAGAAAATTGAGAGGAAATCAACCAAAATTGCAGTTTCATTTTTTGGAACTACGTAAAAATAATAAAGTGTATGAATATTTGAATTATTTTAATGAGTTTAAAGATTCATTTAATAAATTTGAGACAGAAATAAGAATATTTACGAGCAACCTTTATAAATATTATATTTCATGTTATATTAAAAAAGAAAAACCACTGTCTGAATTCCTTTTTCAATATAAAAATCACATGTTTCAAATTCATCAAATTTTTTTGAACACATTAAAAGATAAGTCATTGTATATAAATAAAACAATTGTTGTTAAATATATTAATTCTCTGGAACCTGCACAATTGATGTTTTCTTTAAATTATCAACATAGAAAGCTTACACAAACGAAAACTACTAATTCTTGCGAAGTTGCTAATTTAGATATGGAAGATACAGTAAATTGCAAGGAACAGATTTAATAATTATTTATTCTTTTGCTCTGTTTTACAATTCTATAAGATTTAAAGCAAAACTTCATAAAAAAGAATATATTATTAAATAGATTAATTATAATTTAGAAATTTTATTCATTATGGCTCATCCACCACCGCCGAATAATTTAAACTTTCGTCCTTTACTTTTTGTATTTGTTAGTAGCATTCTAATAGGATTAAATATTACTGTTCTTCTTGTGGAACGTCTTCTTTTTCTTGAACGGGAAGATTTTGTGGAACGTCTTCTTTTTCTTGAACGGGAAGACTTTGTGGAACGTGTTTTTCTTGAACGGGAAGATTTTGTGGAACGTCTTCTTTTTCTTGAACGGGAAGATTTTGTGGAACGTCTTCTTTTTCTTGAACGGGAAGATTTTGTGGAACGTCTTTTTCTTGAACGGGAAGACTTTGTGGAATGTGTTTTTCTTGAACGGGAAGATTTTGTGGAACGTGTTTTTCTTGTGGAACGTGTTTTTCTTCTAGAGAGAGTTTTAGACATTTTTCTTTTGCATGATTTTACACAATACCCTTTTTTGCAACATTTTGAATTTTTACATGTTTTAGGGCTACATTTTTTTCTTTTTAAACGACCACCGGATATCAATTCTGTCATTATATATTAGATTAATATAAAAATTATAATATTGAATATTAGAATATTATAATTTATTTTACATATAAGAAAACAGAAATAAAAATAATAAATAAGATAATTACCATGTAAATTATTTTTTTGCGTTTTATTTTATCTTGATAATTTTTCACTACTTTTGGTTTATAATTATCATAATTTAATGACATAGATTCTTCAATACTTATTTCGGGTTTATCTAAATATACATTTACTTTATTATGAATAAAATGCATCCATTTTATAAATGCTTCTCTCGAATGCAAATACGGTGTAACTGGATATTTATCTAAAAAAGATGCGAAAACATTACCAATGTTATCAATTGGAAGAAATAGTGGTATATTTTGAATAAAATCATAATATTTTTTTTTTGTTACAGCATTTGGTAGTTTAGGATAAGTTAAAGCAATTGTATGCAATACGAACCAATATTTTGGCCCCCATATTTTTGGGTCTAGTTGCATTTTATAATATTTATACTTAATTATCATAAAATGTACTAAATTAATATAATATAAAGTTATTTTCCATATATTTATAGATGTTAACAAAACAATTTATTTTTTGCAATAATTGTGGCAAAAATGGTCATACATTTCATAAATGTAAACAACCAATTACAAGTTTAGGTATAATTTTGTTTAGATATAATAAAAAAGAAAAACAATATGAATATTTGATGATACGTAGAAAAGATACATTAGGATTTGTTGATTTTATGAGAGGCAAATATCCTTTGTGTAATAAACAATATATTCAAAACATTATAGATGAAATGACTATATTTGAAAAAAATAAATTACTAAATAATGATTTCAACGATTTATGGAATGAATTATGGGGAGATAATATTGGATTGCAATATAGAAATGAAGAAAAAAATTCTAGAGAGAAGTTTACAATCTTGAAAAAAAATGCTATTTTTAATAGTGAAAAATATTGTATTGAATCTTTTATTAAAGATTCAACAACTAATTGGGAAGAAACAGAATGGGGTTTTCCTAAAGGTAGAAGAAATTACCAAGAAAAAGATTTGTCATGTGCTTTAAGAGAATTTGAAGAAGAAACTGGATATTCCAGACTAAATATTGATATTATTCAAAATTTAGTTCCATTCGAAGAAATTTTTACAGGTTCTAATTTAAAATCATATAAGCATAAATATTTTGTTGCTACTATAAAATATGATGTTGACCCTATTTATGAATATCAACAAAGCGAAGTAAGCAAATTACAATGGTTATCATATGAAGACTGTCTCAAAAAAATAAGACCATATAATTTAGAAAAAAAAGATATTCTAAATCGTGTTAATAAATTATTAACTAAATATAGATTATATTAATAATATATAAGTAAATATGAATGAATCTACAAAAATTTCTAGTGATAATTCATTAATTTTAAATAGTAATACACCACAAGAAGATTTATCTGATGATTCTAGCGACGATTATCTTACGGGGAAAGAAGAAACTGATAAAGAAGAAACTGATAAAGAAGAAACAGATGAAGAATCAAGTGACGATGATAGTCAACAATATGAGGAGGGAAAGGATGAGGAAGAAAAGGATGAGGAAGAAAAGGATGAGGAAGAAAAGGATGAGGATGAAAATGATGAGGAAAAGGATGAGGAAGAAAAGGATGAGGAAGAAAAGGATGAGGAAGAAAAGGATGAGGATGAAAATGATGAGGAAAAGGATGAGGAGGGAAAGGATGAGGAAGAAAAGGATGAGGAAGAAAAGGATGAGGAAGAAAAAGATGAGGAAGAAAAGGATGAGGAGGGAAAGGATGAGGAGGAAAATTATGAGGAGGAAAATGATGAGGAAGAATCAGATAAATCAAGCGAGGATGAAGATACAGGTAGTGAGTCTGATAACGAATCAATAAAAAAATATGAAAAAATAAAAGATAGTGATTCAGGAGATAGTGATTCGGGGGATAGTGATTCGGAAGATAGTGATTTAGATAAAAGTTTAGATTTTTCAGAAAAAGAAAGTGCTATTAATGAAACAGTTGATAATTTAACACAAGAACAATTAGATGATTTATATAATGAAATAATGAACGATTATAATGAAGATGATGAAGATGATGAAGAATCAGAAGATGATAATGATTTTTTAACAAAATATGATAACTACAATGAACAGATGAATGATTATAATGATAAATTAGAATTAATGAATAGGGAAAATATTAAAATAACAGATAGCTACGATAGTTTATATCCTTGTAAAGATGACCCAGATTTTTCATTAAAAATCGCACAAAAAAAAGAATTCAATGAATCAAGATATGATGGTAAAATAAATGATGTTAAAGAAGCAGCAGAAATATTATGTAATACTACATTTGAATTAGCACCACATCAAATCTTTTCTAAGAATTTTATGTCAATTAATACTCCATATAATAGTTTATTATTATATCATGGTTTAGGTTCAGGAAAAACTTGTTCTGCGATTGGTGTTGCAGAAGAAATGAGGGATTATTTCAAAAAAATAGGAATAACTTCTAAAATACTAATAATTGCAAGTCCAAAAGTTCAGAAAAATTTTGAATTACAATTGTTTGATGCAAATAAACTAAAAAATAAGGATGGTATTTGGACAATTAATGATTGTATTGGAGATAAACTAATAAGAGAAATAAATCCAATGAATAGTAAAAATATGCCACTAGAATTGTTAGTAAAAAATATTAAAAATTTAATTAAAGAATCTTACCAATTTATGGGTTATATTGAATTTGCAAATGTAATAAATAAAATAATAAATAAATCTTCAGATTTGAAACAACGAAAACAAAAAGAAAGCATACAAGACAATTTAAGAAAAGAATTCAATAATAAATTAGTAATTATTGATGAAATTCATAATATCAGAACATCAAACAAAGAAGATAAATTAGTACTAAATGCAATTGATAAATTAGTAGAAAATGTAAATGAAATGCGTTTATTGTTATTATCAGCAACACCTATGTATAATACTTGTCGTGAAATAGTATGGTTGATAAATTTAATGAATAAAAATGATAATCGTTCTACAATTATAGAAAATGACATCTTTACTAGTTCAAATGATTTAAAAATAACTAAAGGCAGAGAAGTAGGAAAAGAACTATTAGAGAGAAAAGTTATAGGTAATATATCATTTGTACGAGGAGAAAATCCTTACACATTTCCATATAGAATTTGGCCAAGTATGTTTTCACCGGAAAATACATTCGAAAATAAAACTAAACCAAGAAGACAATATAATGGGAAAAAATTATTAACTGATTTACAATTTGTAGATGTATATTTGACAGAATTAAGCGAATACCAAGAAGAAGTTTATAATAATTTAATCAGTTCAACTGATGATGTAGATGATGCTGAAAATGATGTCACGGGATATAATATATTGAAAAAATCATTAGATGCACTTACAATGACTTATCCAATGATGGAAGATAGTGATGGTGACTATAAGAATAGAATAGGTAAAGATGGATTAGAACAAGTTGTAAAAAAAAGACAAGAAAAATGTTCTCTTTTGTTTGAATATATAAGCGATGAACGAGTATTTGCACCAGAAAATATAGGTAAATATAGCAGTAAGATAAAAAGTATATGTGATTCTATAATGTCATCAGAAGGTATTATTCTAATTTATTCACAATATATTGATGGCGGATTAATACCAGTTGCATTAGCTTTGGAAGAATTAGGTTTTACACGAGCAGGTAAATCAAAATCATTATTTAGAAAAGCACATGTTAAACCAAATTCATATAAATATATTATGATTACTGGTCAGAAAGATACATTAACAAAGAATTTTGAAAATGATTTAGAATTGGCCACATCTTCAGATAATTTTGATGGCTCACAAGTAAAAGTTATTTTAATAACCCAAGCTGGAGCAGAAGGGTTGGATTTTAAATGTATTCGCCAAGTACATGTGTTGGAGCCATGGTATAATATGAACAGAATAGAACAAATTATAGGACGTGGTGTTAGAACATGTAGTCATAAATTATTACCATTTGAAAAAAGAAATGTTCAAATATTTTTACATGGTAGTATTTTGAAAACTAATACTGAAATTGAAGCATCGGATATGTATATTTATAGATTAGCAGAAACAAAGGCGATACAAATCGGCAATGTTACAAGATTATTAAAACAAACTGCAGTAGATTGTTTACTAAATAATGAACAAATGAATTTTAGTGAAGAAATGATGAATCAAACAGTAAATTTAGAACTATCAACTGGAGAGAATATTGAGTATAAAGTTGGAGATAAACCATTTACATCAATATGTGATTATATGGAAAAATGTAATTTTGTTTGTAAAAATGCAAATAAATTTGATAAAAAAAAAACAAATGATGATACATATAATGATTCTCATCTAAGAATTAATATAGAAACGATAATAAAAAGAATAAAAACACTTTATAAAGAAAAATATTATTATAATAAGTTGGATTTAGTTGCTAGTGTAAATATAAAAAAATCATATCCAATAATTGAAATAAATGAAGCATTAAATGAATTAGTTGAAAACAAAAATGAATATATTACTGATAGATATGGTAGATTGGGAAATTTGGTAAATATAGATGAATATTATTTGTTTCAACCAATTGAATTAGGTAAACAAAGATTATCATTACATGATAGGTCTAAACCTATAGATTATAAACATAGTAGTATATCAATTCAACCACCTAAAACAATAAAAGAATACAAATTTAAAAAATACAAAAAAGAATATGGTTCTAAAAAAAATGAGGTTTATGATAAAAAATCACAAATGTTTAAAATAAATAAAACTGATAAAAAAGATGTATTAGAAAAAATTACTAAATTGCCAAAAGATAAATTACAAGGTAAAGAATCATTAGATGAAGAATCATCAGATGAATCTTCTGATACTACAAGTAGTGATTCGGATACAACAACAAGTGATAGTGATGATGAAAATAGTATTGATAGTTCAGATAAGCAAAGTAAGATATTAGAGAGATTAGAAGCAAATTATAATGCAGGTGTTTCGATGCCCAAAAAAATAGCAAGAGGAGAACAAAATGAATATATACATTTTGGAATTGCAATGAAGAAATTATTAGATATAGGTATGGAAATGGAATATTTAATTAATTTTTTTACAGAACATATTATAGATAAAGAGAGTTATGATAATAAACTTATATTATTAAATTATTTGGAAAGTAAAAATAAGGAAGAATTTACAGAATTTGAAAAAAGTGCAAAAGAATATTTTAAAAATATAACAAAAACAACCAGTAAATTATATGGTATATTTTTAGAAAATGATGCAGAAGATGATAAATTTGTTTTAGTAATTAGAGATAAGGAACAAAGAAAATGGAATCCGGCAACTCCAATAGAATTTAGTAAATTTAAAGATAAAATAGAAAAAATTACAAATAAATTTTTGCCTATAAGTGAGAATCTAGGAAATATTATTGGTTTTGTTACAAAAAATAGTGAATCAAAACCATATTTAATTTTTAAAACAAAATTGCAGAATGGGAATAAAAACACAGGTTCAGTATGTACAAGTAAAAAAATAGTATTGGGACATGTTCTTGAAATGCATGGAAAAACAGAATTAGGTAAAAATATTAATTTTTCGTCATTTTATTTAAATGTTCTAGAATATACTTTAGAATTATTATTAAAATATTGTAATAAAAATAAAATAAATAATAAATATTGGTTTATAAATAGTGCAAATTCTGCGATTATTGATTTAATAAAAGCATAAAATTGATTTAAATATATTATGAAACCATATAATAATCTTACATTAAATATAATGGCTACAGTTGAAAAATCTAAACAAAATAAATTTACCTATAATATTTTCAGTGAAATACTAATTACCCGAAATATTAAAATTCCGATTTCTAACATTAATAATAATATTAAAAATATTTTAGAACAAAAACTAAAAAAATCTTTAGAAGGTAAATGCATAGTTGAAGGATATGTAAAAAAAAATTCAATTGAAGTTATTACATATTCTAATGGTATTATAGAAAATATTTACGCAGATTTCTGTGTTGTTATGAAATGTTTAATTTGTTGTCCTGTTGAGGGAATGAAAATAAGATGCATTGCAAAAAATATTACACAAGCTGGTATAAGAGGTGAGATTACTAATGTTAAAAACGAAGAAAATTACGAAAGTCCTATTATTGTATTTATCGCAAGAGATCATTATTATGATAAAATTAATTTTCAAAAAGTACAAGAAAATGATAATATTGAAGTTAAAATTATTGGACAACGGTTTGAATTAAATGATACATATATTTCAGTAATTGCAGAATTAGTAGAAACTGCAGAAGATAAAAGATTAAGAAGAATCAATGAAGCTAAGAAAGTAAAATATGAAGCTAAGATTGAAAAAATGAAAACAAAAAAAGATAAAAAAGAAGATGAATTACAGAAATCAGATGTATTACCTAATGATGATGATGATGTATTACCAGAAGATGATGATGTATTACCTGATGATGATGATGTATTACCAGAGAATGATAATGCATTACCAGAGGGTAAAGATGCATTAGCAGAGGATGATGATGCATTACAAGAAGATGATGTGTTACCAGAGGATGAGCTTGTTGATGATGATTTAATTTATGCAGATGAGTTAGTAGATGATATTGTTGACAATGATGTAGAAGATGATGAAATAGAAGATAGTGAATTAGATGAAGAAGAAATGGATGAATAAAACTGATGAATGTAAGAATTTCTACTATACTTATATTTTTAGATATTTATTTTATAATAAATATTTAAAAGCTTTTTAAAAGTATAATAAAATATGGAAAAGTTAAAAACTTTAAAGAAAGAGATAGAAAAAATGTCAAAATATCATCAAATAGAAATATTAAAATTATGTAATAATGATATAAATGTATTGGTAAATGAAAACAATAATGGTAGTTTTATAAATTTAACAGAACAAAATAAAGATTTTATAAATAAATTAAATGATTATGTAAGTTATGTAATAGAACAAAAAAAAGAATTAGAATTAGTTGAAGATGAAAAAACTAAATTACAAAATAATTTTTTTGATAAACATTCAACAAGTATAGATAACAAAGTGGTAGATGAATTTAATCAAATTAAATTAAATGAAGTGAAATTAAATAAAGATAAAAATCAAGAATTATATAATGAGTAATAGTCTAAATGATTTATCAAATAAGTTGGAAAGATTTATGTTACTAACATCTAATATACATTTAAATACAAAAAAACAAAACAAAATATTAATAGAACAAAAAACAAAAGATAAAAATAAAGATAATAATAATAATAATAATAATAAAGCTAAAGATAATATTTATATTCCAGATTATAATGATAAATTATTTTGGTGTTTTTACATAATAATGCATGGGTTTAAAAAGTATTTTCTGGTTAATAATGATAATTTCAAGATAGAAAAAGAATTTAAGATATCAATCGTAGAAAATATAAAAAAGTATAAAGATGACTTAAAAATTTACAAGATAAAAAAAAATAATATATGTGATATATTAATTAATTCAGAAAAAATAACATATGAAGTGTTAAATACATTTTGTTTAATTTTTAAAAAATCTATTATTTGTGTAGAAACTAATATTTTTTATGAATTTATATATTCAGATTGCAATCCAGATATAATAATATTAACAAAAGACAAAGATTATGCATTATTAAGATTTAATGAAGATATAGAAAAATATAATGCATACATAGAAAATGTAAAAACTAATTATTGGAAAATAGAAAATTATAAAAAACCATTAAAATCAGTATCTTCTTATACAATTAAAGAATTAATTATTATTTGCGAAAAATTAAATATTTACATTATTGAAGAAAATAATAAAAAAAAAACAAAAAATACTTTATATCAAGATATTATATCAAAAATTAATTAATTATATCAATATAAATAAATATAAATATAAATAATTATATATTGATATAATGGAAAGCGAAAATACTAGCGAAGAAATGCCGTATTATAAACAAATTGATAATGTAAAATATGACAGAAAACTACTTTCAACTGCGCTTAAAATGATGTCGGAAGATAGACTTTTGCAAATCAATTTAACTGATATGGAAAAGCTATGGCATGATGCAGAAGATGGAGGACGTATAACAGATTGTGAAAAACAAACATTGGAATATATTTGTAAGAATTATGAAACATCTGCAGAAGCGAAACATTTTGTAGAAAATAAACTGAAATAGATTGAAATAATATATGTTTTTTTTAAATTAAAAAAACATATATATATGTTTTAAAAATATATATTTTTAAAAATATATATTTTTAAAAATTGAAATAAATAGTATTTACATTGATATAGTAGTTATCATCATGCAATATCAATTTAATCATATTTTGAATACATTCAAAAAAAGAGGTGATTATCATACATGTGATAAAAGTAAAAAATTATCAGAACTTATTATGCGAAATGATTTAATAAAGAGAATGAATAGATTAGCTCGAGATAAATATAAAGGATGTATGCCATCAACTCTTTATTATCCTCAAAAAGAAGAAATATTAAATAATAATAATGTTAATGTAACATTAAAATCCTGTATTTGGCAATTAGATTCAAGACAGGATTGGACATTTATTGGTAAAGATAAATATGGAAACGCCATTGCTATATTATTTGACGGACATGGTAATAATTATTGTTTGGATGTAATGAAACAACTTACTAATAATGAATTAGAATATTTATTTGATAATAAAGAAGACCCGATAACAAGTTTAGAGTTATATACAGATATAAATAACACATCTTCTAGAAATAGTGGTGGATGTATAGTTATGTGTAAATTCGAGAAAAACATTATTCAAATGTGGTCGGTTGGTGATTCAAAAGGAGCAATATACAAAAATGATGTATTAGTAAATGTTACTAGACCACATAATAAAGATTATCCTGGAGAGATACAAAGATTAGCTGAGCAAAATTGTTGTCCTGAATCATCAATTATTTCACATAGTCGTACAATAGTTTTGACAGGAGAAGATTTAAAACCTACTTTTCCAGATTACAAACCAAAGGTAACACATAAAGATGATTTTCGATTTAATTTTGACCCATATAATCATTATTATTTAGGAGATAATGAATTTGCAATGTCACGAAGTGTTGGACATATGGGAAAAACATCATTAGTTGGAGAAAATATAGAATATATTGAAGTAGAATATGAGAATACAGATGATATCTATCTTGTTTTAGCGAGTGATGGTCTTTGGGATGTACAAGAACCAGATGATGAATTATTAGAATATATTAAAGATGGTGCATATTATACAACGTTAGTTGCTGGTAATAAATGGTTTGAAGATAAAATATGGTTTCATGATTGGAATCATAATTGTTCCAGATGTATATCTAGAAGAGCAAAATATAACAATACGAAAACACCACCAAGACGATATGAAAAAATTATTACAGAAGTAAAAGGTATTCCAGCGGATGATATATGTATAATCGTTATGAGTAAACCACAACAAGAAAATGAACCAGAAGAAATAAATGAACCAGAAGAAATAAATGAACCAGAAGAAATAAATGAACCAGAAGAAATAAATGAACCAGAAGAAATAAAATTATTGATTAGTGAAATAGATATTTCCACAAAAAAACCATTATCAAAAGAAGAAATAAAACAAAAATGGTTTGACTTAAATAAAAAACAATTGAGGCGGAGAATATGTGAATGGAAATATTGTGAAAATGATGAATGTTCTGAAATAATTTTAACGAATAATGAATTTTGTCAAATGTGTAAATTATAAAAAATAACTTTATAAAAATATAATTGTAGAAAAAATAATTTTAAATTAAATTATTTTTTATACAAATTTTTGAATACTAATTTTTTATAATTAATGAAACAGGGCAATGGTCGCTACCTATAATTTCAGGATGTATTTCAGATGAAACAACAGAATCTTTAAAATAATCAGGAACTATAAAATAATCCAATCGCCAACCTTCATTATTTTGTCTTTTTGATGGAACTCTCTGATCCCAATATGTAAATTTTCCTAAAACATTTGGATAAAATATTCTTAAACAATCTATCCATCCACTATTTAATAAATTTTTAAAATTATTTCTCTCTTCATCTAAAAACCCAGCCAGTTTATTTCGCCATTGTTTTGGTTTTAACACATCGATATCTTCATTGCTTACATTAAAATCACCACACAATATAGTTGGCTTATAGGAATTTAATAAATTCACATAGTTTTTAAATTCTTCGTCCCATTTTTGTGTTCTATATTCAAATCTCTCACTAAATCGTTTTTGACTATTTGGTGTATATACTGTTAATAAAATTACATTATCAAATTCCATAATTGTTATTCTACCTTCTAAATCAAATGTTGGTAAGGGTATAGTATATTTAATTGGCTTATATTTTGACCATATAGCTGTTCCACTTAATCCTTTTCTTTGTGTAATACCTTGTGTGCTTTGCCAAATTCTAAATGGATAAATTTCTTGTAATTTTTGTGGTATTTTTACTTGCTGTTCTTCTGCTTTTGTTTCTTGAAAACATACTATATCCCATTCTGCATTTTCTAAAAATTCTAAATAGTTTACTTGTTTTTTATTGTTTATGCGAGCACGAATACCTGCAACATTCCAACAAAGAATCTTAGTAGTCATTTTACTTGTAGTTAAGTAAAAAAACTGGTATCAATTTTTTTTCTTTTAATATAACTTATAAAAATTTAAATATCTTAATTATATATATGAATATTCTTGAAAAATTTTATGAATGGAAAAACTGGGAAGGTATTATGCATCATGTATATTTTGTATTTTTTATATATATAATATATGTATTAATTATTAATAAAAAAACAAGAACACTTCAAAATATATTACTTTTTACAATTGTTATTGCTTTAGGTACATTATTACATCAAAATATAAATATTAAAAATAATAATAAAACATTATATAATTTTTTTTAACAATCTTCAAATAAATAATTTTTATTTTTTGTTAAAAGAGATTTATATTTTTTTAAAATAGGGTCAATATATTCTTCAATATACTCTTCAGTTTGTTCTTTTGCTCTACCTATAAATAATTTTGGTTCTAATAAATCATTTAATCTATCATGAATACATGAAAATAATGAATCATTCTTAATTCTCTCAATTAAATCATTTGGTTTTCCTTCATTTTTAACTTGATAAGATGCATCTTGACTATGTTTACGTATAGCTTCATGTAATATTTGCCTATATCCACCTGCTTTTACACATTGCATTAAAATCATTTCAGTCGCCATAAATGGTAACTCACTTTCTATATTTTTATTAATAATTTTCGGCCAAACAACAATATTACTACTTATTTTTATTATTAAATTAGTAATTGCGTCAGCTGTTAAAAATGCCTGAGGTATAATGATTCTTCTAATTGCAGAATCATCTAATGTTCTTTCTAACCATTGACATGCTGTATTTTGAGAACAATAGTTAGGCAATCCCATTAAATACCTTGATAAACTACACGCACGTTCGCTTAACATTGGATTACGTTTATATGCCATCGCACTTGAACCTACTTGTTCTTTTTCAAAAGGTTCTTCTATTTCTTTGTGGGAAGCTAATAATCTAATATCACTGCACATTTTATAAATAGATTGTGCTAAACCAGATAGCGCTGACAATATAGTATAATCAATCTTTCTAGTATATGTTTGACCAGATATAGGTATTGATTTTTCAAAACCAAGCTTACTGCAAATCTTTTTATTTAATAATTTAACTTTTTCATGGTTTCCATCAAATAATTCTAAAAAAGATGCTTGTGTTCCGGTTGTTCCTTTTATATCTCGCAATTGCAGATTATTTACAATATATAACATATTATCAAAATTCATTAATATATCTTGCATCCAAAGCGTAGCTCTTTTACCAACAGTTGTTAATTGTGCTGGTTGAAAATGTGTATAACCTAATGTAGGTAAATCTTTATATTTTTCAACAAAAGCTTTTAAATTTTGTAATATTAATAATGTTTTATCTAATAAATACATTAATGATTTACGCATTAGAATAATATCAGTGTTATCAGTTATAAAACAACCAGTTGCCCCTAAATGAATTATACCTTTGCTATTTGGACAACATTCTGAATATGCATAAATATGCGACATAACATCATGTTTTATTTCTTTTTCTTTTCTATTTGCAGCTCTATAATTAATATTGTATATATTATCACGTAATTCACTAATTTGTTTTTGTGTTATATTTAAACCAAGTTCTTTCTGAGAATCTGCAAGATAATACCATAATTTTCTCCATGTTATAAATTTCATATTTTGTGACCAAATATAATTCATACTTTTTCCCGAATATCTTGTTGTTAGTGAATTATCATATATATCTTTGTTATAATTCATTAATCATTTATAATTAATTAATGAATTATTTATCTAAGCAATAATATGTTTTAAATTTTATTGACTTAATTATTATTATAAAAAATTGAAACATATAAATATTATTATCATAAATATATATATGTCTACTAAATCTTATAAAGATGAAATGAAATTATTATTGGAAATATATTTAGATAAACTAAGGCATCAAGAAAATGATAATGAATTAGAATTGGAAATCAAATTTTTAACATTTGGTAAATTTCAAATTTCTAGAATTAATTATGAAAATGTCATAAAAAAATTATTATCACTTGGTTTTGTTTTAGGTAATGAACAACATATTCTTAGAATATTAAATATGTCTTCAAATAATTCATTGAGAGATTATAGGGTTGAAATTAATGGTCTTGATAATATTTCAAAATATTGCAAACAAAATACATTATCTAATCAAGAACATATTGATTATAAAGTAAATAAAAAAACAAGAATTCAATCTGATACAATACAAAATTGTGAAACAAAAAATCATGATTTTAATTTTAAAGTATCATTGATGAATGAAGAAGTATTTAGTTACTCGAATCAAAATGATGATATCAATACAATTGTTCATACATGGAGAGATTTACGCAAAATATTTAGATATTTAACTAGACACACTCTATCTCATCATGATTTACCTTTAAAGGTAGATGTTTCCATTGTTAAACAATCTAACCGAGAATATAACAAAGAGTCTAATATGTATGATTTTATTGAATCTGGATTATTAAAATCTAAAGAACGTTATGAAATAGAAATAGAAATTGATAATGAAAGAATGAAAGAAACATTTGGTGTTGATGAAATTCATAGATTTAAATATTTAAATGAATCTATAAAAAAAACCATTAAATATGTATTATCTGGTATACAAGAAACAAATTATCCAATTTCATATGCAGAACAAGAAAGTGTATTACATAAATATATGAAAGTATTATGGAAAACAGAGTATAAAGAAAACGTTAGAATTAAAAACTCTAATTTCGTAGGTCCATCATCCGTTACATTACAATTAGAAAATGTTGTTGAAAAAAATACTGATGTTCCTAATATCCATAAAAATTATTCAGTAACTGATAAAGCAGATGGCTTACGTAAATTATTATTTATTTCAAATAATGGCAAAATATATTTAATTGATACAAATATGAATATTCAATTTACTGGTGTTAAAACAGAAGAAAGTAAAATATTTAATACAGTTATTGATGGAGAACATATAAAATATGATAAAAATAAAAACTTTGTTAATATTTATGCAGCATTTGACATATATTATTTCAATACAATTGATACTAGATATTATCCATTAATGCGATATGATGATGATGATAGTATCTCTTATTATAGATATCCACTTCTAAGAGAAGTTGTTAATAATATGAATTATAAATGTTTAACATCTACTAGCACTTTACCTATTAATATTAGAGTGAAAGACTTTTATATTATTGATAAAAAATTATCACTATCTAAAGCATGTAGAAGTATATTTGATACTATATTTGATTATGAAACAGATGGTTTAATATTTACACCTTCTTATTGTGGTGTAAATTCAACTAATATTGCTAAATCAGAATCTAAAAAAAAAAGTAAAAAAGACAAGAAAAAGAAAAAAGATGATGATGCATCAGAAAATTCCGATGATGAATTAGAAAAATCATCTGATAAAAATGAAAGCAGGTTGGAAAAAAAAAATAATTTACCTTTAAGAAAGACATGGTTTTATTCATTTAAATGGAAACCACCAGAATTTAACACTATTGATTTTCTAGTAAATTTTAGAAAAGGTGCTGATGATAATGATTCTACATATTATATTCATCAAAGCGGTATAAATAACCAATCTGCAAGTCAAATTCAAAAATATAAGATTTTAGAACTAAGAGTTGGTTACAATATACATCAACATGGACATATTAATCCATTTGATGATGTAATACACGATAGATTACCATCCTATGATGAAAATTATAAAAAATACAATGATAAAGAATATATGCCGATGTTGTTTAAACCTTCTGTGCCTCCTGATAATACTGCATATATGTGTAAAATGTTACTAAATGAAGATAATAATATTTTAACAGAAGAAAATGAAGTTATTGAAAATGAAACAATTATTGAATTTAGTTATGATTTAAATAACGAAAATAAAGAATGGCGATGGAAACCATTAAGAGTAAGATATGATAAAACAGCTGAATATAGAAGTAATCAAAAAAATTACGGTAATGCTTTTCATGTTGCAAATCAAAATTGGCGTTCAATTCATTATCCAGTAACAAAAAATATTATTGTTAATAATAATTTCCCATTAGATATACCAGATGAAAGTATCTATTATAATGAAAATAAATCAGAAACAAATACTAGAGGATTGAGGGATTTTCATAATTTATATGTTAAAATGAATTTAATAAATGCAGTTTGCAAACATAATAACACTTTAATAGATTTTGCAGTAGGTAAAGGTGGTGATTTTTCAAAATGGATAAAGGCTAAATTAGGATTTGTTTTAGGTATTGATAAATCTAAAGATAATATTTACAATAACTTAAATGGTGCATGTGTAAGATATCTAAATTATAAAAGAGAGAATAAAAAAGTGCCAAACGCATTATTTGTCAATGGTGATACAAGCGAAAATATAAAAAATTTGGATGCTGCTTATGATGATTCGGGCAAATTAATTATTAAAACATTATTTGCAAATGAATTAAATGATACACAAAATATACCAGCAGGTATATTAAGAAATCGTGAAAAATTTAGAGAAATAAAGAAAGGTTTTAATATATCATCCATTCAATTTGCACTACATTATATGTTTGAATCTAAACACAAATTATTTAACTTTTTAAGAAACGTAAGCGAAACAACAGCATTAAATGGATATTTTATAGGAACATGTTATGATGGTAAATTAATATTTAATTTACTAAAAGAGCAAGACAAAGAATCTATTATAATTGAAGGTAAAAAAATATGGGAAGTTACAAAAAAATATTCAAGTAAAGAATTTAAGAATGATGATACATCAATTGGATATCAAATTGATGTCTTTCAAGAATCAATTAATAAAACAATACCAGAATATCTTGTTAATTTTGATTATCTTACAATTTTACTCGATAAGTTCGGTTTCAAAAAAATACAAGATAAAACATCTGTTGTATTAAAGAGATTAAATGTTAAAGAAAGTATTGGTAATTTTAGAGAATTGCATAAAGCATTTCAAGAAAATCATAAAAGATTAATAGGAGCGAGTGAAAATATGTTTGGTAAAGCATCAGAAATGAAACCTTATGAAAAACAGATATCATTTTACAACAAATATTTTATATTTGAGAAAAAAACAAATATAGATTCTTCCACACTTGATACATTAATAAATAATTTGTCAAGAAGTGATTATATTGATTTTGATGCAGTTCCTGATTTGCAAGAAAAAACACAAACTACTAAAGTAGAAAGCACAAAGAAAATTAAAACAAGTAAATTAAGTGAAAGAATTACATTGCAGATGGAAAATTTAGAAAAAAAAATAAAAGAAATAGAAAAGAAAACAGAAAAGAAAACAGAAAAGAAAACAGAAAAGAAAACAGAAAAGAAAACAGAAAAGAAAACAAAAAATAAAGAGTGAAATTAAGAAAATAGCTAAAACATTGAAAATAGTTAAAACATTAAAAAATATAAAATATATAAAAATTATGTTATAACTATATTTATGAGTTATTTTACATTACCAAAAAATCATGGAACATATGATATTGAAAGTAAAATTAAACCTAAATTTAATAATATTGAAAATATTAAATGTGTAATTAATAAAACCCTTTCTAATTATTTAAACATCTGTAAATTAGAAATCGAAAAATATTCATATACATGGGATTCTTTTAAAAAATATACAAATCCATATGAATTCATACATACTTCAATTGATAATACTAAATTATCAATATGTAAACATAAACCATTATCAAGGTCATTCTATAAATTAATAGAAATTGTAAATACATTTGAATTATTAAACAATGTAAATAGTCCTATAAAAACGTTTCACTTAGCAGAAGGACCAGGTGGTTTTATAGAAGCAATTATATTTTTAAGAAATAATAATTTAGATAGATATTATGGCATGACATTAATTGATAATACTAATGTAAATATTCCAGGATGGAATAAAAGTTTATCATTTTTAAATAAGAATTCTAATGTAACATTGGAGTATGGTTATGATAAAACAGGTGATTTAATGAACTGTGATAATCTTTTATATATTTATAAACATTATAAAAATTCATGCTATATTGTTACCGCAGATGGTGGATTTGATTTTACTACTGACTTTAATAATCAAGAAATAATAAGCTCTAATTTAATTTTATCACAAATTGCTTATATTATTGCTATCCAAAAACATAATGGACATTCTATTATTAAAACATTTGATACATTTACAAGAATATCGTTAGATATAATATATTTATTAACAAATTTATATGAAGAAGTTCATATAATTAAACCAAATACAAGTCGTTATGCAAATTCTGAAAAATATATTGTATGTAAGGGATTTAAATTAAAAAATGTTGATTCATTAATAAATATTTTTTATTATATAATTAAAAATATTCCTATTAATAAATATCTTACAAAATTATTTAATTTTGATTTGCCATATATTTTTTTGAATAAAATGGAAGAGATTACATCAATATTGGGTCAACAGCAAATTGAAAATATTACAACTACACTAAATCTAATAAACATAAATAGAAAAGATAAATTAGAATGTTTAAAGAAAATTAATATACAAAAATGTGTATATTGGTGTATAAAACATAATCTAATTTATAATAAAAATTTTTTGATTAATAATAATTATATTGATTTGATACAAATTTCTGATAAAAATAATATGATTATTGATACTAATAATACAAAAATTAATACAAAAATTACTATTGATAATAGTATAAAATCCTTAAAAATATAAAAATATAAATAAAATTATAGTAAAGAGATAAATATATTTATTTAATTAAATATATTTATTTAATTAGTTAAATATTTTTTAGTTATTTAAATATATTTAGTTATTTAAATATATTTAGTTATTTAAATATATTTAATGGAAAATATTAGCACTTTATTCAAACTGTCTTCGTATTTAACCAGCAAAAAAAAAGAGAGATTTGAAATAATTTTAGAACCATTGCAAGCACTAATACAATTATCATTATTATCATACTGTCCGCCTGGTGCAAAATTATCAATATCTAATAATCTATTGATTATACAATCATCTTCATGGAATCAATCGTTTATAAGAAGTTATAATAGTGATACAAAAGACGATATATTTTTTTTGTTTAGTGTTATAAAACGATTTAATAAATTTTTTTCTTATATGAATAAAATTCCTGGGTCACATTCTGAATTATTTAATAAAATGATAGATTTAAGTGTAAAAGGAATTGATAAATTATTATTAACATATAGTAATACATCACATCAACAATTATTGCATACATTAAAATTATACAAAACACTGCTTATTAAACCAGAAGCATTTGATATTGAAAATATTGACGATAACAAAAAAATAAACAAAAATAATGATAAATCAAGTGATAAAAATAATGATAAAATAAATAATGCTGTACAAAATATTTCTTCAAATTTTTTGGATAATAAAGATAATATTGATGAAATTTTTATAAATATAACAAAAGTTTATACAGAAAATCATATTAAGCTATTAAATAATATTTTTAATTTATTAGAAAGTGACCAAGAAAACTATGAAATATATATTGAAGCAATTAATACTATTTTAAATCCTATTAATTTTAAGATAAAAAAATGGATTAATGAAAATATTATTTTTTAAAGTTTATTAATTTTCATAATAAATAATTATTTATATCTTCATAATAAATAATTATTTATATTTTTATATTTTATATGAATCGTATAAGTAATTTTAGTTCTTTACTAAGAGAAAAAAAAACACTATTATTATGCATATTTATTACATTATTTATTCAAATATGTATATCTATTGGAACTGTAATTTTTGAACAAGAATATAAACTTCTAGATAAAACAAATATTAAAAATAATAAATTTTCATATTTTGGTGTTTTTGTTTTAGTTATTTTATTACTTTTAACAATGACTTTATCTAATTTACCTTTTATGGTAAAACAATTATTATTTGTTTTATTTAGTATTTTTAATGGATTATTATTATCTTTATTTATTTATGCAATTGATGACCCCAATATTATTAAATCTGCGTTATTATCAACATTAGTTAATTTTATTTTATTTTTTGGTTTGGGCTTACTTATTGTATTTTTTGGATATGATTTAGGATGGTTAGGTCTTATATTATTTATTTCTTTAATTAGTGTAATTGTTATACAAATAGTTAATTTATTTGCAAAACAATCTAGCTTATTTAATAAAATTGTATCAATAGTTATTGTAATATTATTTTCATTATATATACTTTATGATACAAATAATATTTTATTAAAGTATAGAAATGACGGCAATAATTGTATCAATGGTGCGCTAGATTATTATTTAGATATTTATAATTTATTTACATCTTGGAGTAGTTTCAATAGTTCTTAATGTTGTTAACTAATGTTTATTACCTACATTATGTGTTAATGTTTTATAACATGATGTATGATTTCCATTTCTATGATAAATTGTTTTAGAACAACTATTTTCTTTACTTTTTATAAAAAATGGACTTTCAGATGTACCATGATATCTTCCTGCATTTGCTGCCTGAGAACCATATGCTGTTTTAAATGAAGCACCATTTAAATTTATTGTATCCATTTTTAATCTTTGTAGTCTATCGCTACTTGATACTGCACCTTGCGTGGAGAATTTATGATTATTAGGTTTATAGATTGTTTTCATTTCATTGGAATTACATACTGGGTTTGAACAATTTAAAATGGTTCTCTCGTTTGTATCACTTGAATCACTTGTTATATTACCAGAAATATTCTGATTAAATGTTTTACATCTGCTTTTTAAATATGCTCTACTATCTGTATAATATGTTTTTTGTAAATTAGTGTTTGACCTTCTAATAACATTTCCAGGTTTACCATTGATTATATGACAATTATTATTGCTTGAGCTATTGTTTTTAACAACATGATTGTTTAAAACTTCAGTATTATTCTCTTGACAATTATCTACAAATGTTCTAGATGTTCCATTTGGTACATCCATCGACATTCCTATACTCGATTTACTTTCACCATCCCTCATGTTTGGATTTAATTGTTTCCTCCAATGTTGAATTGGATTTGCTTTAAAAGGTGTTCCTGACCTATTATTCCCTCCTCCATTTATTAATGGTCTAGACCAAACAGATATACTTTCCTTGATTGTAGTTTCTTTCCATCTAACAATTGGTTGTCGTTGCCAATTAAATGTGTTAGTATTTGACATATATAATTTCAATAGAAAATAAAACCTTATATTATAATAATGATAACTATTATTTTATCACTATTAATAATTTTTTTTACAGTCATATTGTTTTACAATATATATAGCCTGTTTTTTGTATACGAAGGACATTCTAATATATCACTTGATAAACTAGTGGGAAAAAACGAAATAAACAACAATGATATTAAAACTCTTAATTCTAAATTAGATTTTGCAAAAAAAATATCTGACAAATTTAAATTAATTAAAGATACTATTAAAAATAATAATTTAGAAATTATTCGATTTTCTGAAAAAATACAAAAACAAACTGAAAAATATGTTGGAGGTGACCCTAAAGAAGTTGCAGAAAATGCTAAACCAGTTACAGGTTTATCAGAAAGTGAATATCAAGATACAGAAGAAAATTTAAGAAGTAATTCAAGAACATATTCAGCTGGCGAATTAGAAGAAAAAAATAATGGTAAAATTAATAGTAAAGATACTATTTTCTAATTTTTGTTTTTATGAAAACAAAAATATAAATAAATACTATATATGAAATTCTTAAATAAACATATATTCGTTTGTTTGCTTTTAACTATGTTTTCGTTATTTATGATATATAATATATTTTGCTATTTCAATGAGAATAATTTTTTAAGCATAATAGAAGGCAATGAAAATCAGCATTCAGATGAAGATGAAGATGAAGATATCGATAATACCTCAGAAATAGGTGGACTTAGAAATAAAATATATAAAAATTCAAATTCTATCGCAGAATTAAATGCAAAAACAAGTAATTTAAATAATGTAGAAAAGGAACTAAAACAATTAGATACTGTTTCTAAACAAAATAAAAAATCAATCGCAGTTTTACATAAACAACTTGATGCTAAATTAGAATAATACTTTTAATATATAATAATATTTGTTATTATATATTAAAGTATGTCAGATGTTTATGAAATGACTACAGAAGAGGAAGAAGAAAAACTTAAATTAACAACATATGATTATGGAGATAAGATTAGAACTCCAAATGAATTAGGTATGAGGTCTGAAGGTTCTCTTAATGCATTAGGTGATAATATTAGTGGTTTAATAGGTTATGTTAAAATTTTAACACTCGGTGGAGGAAAAGCATTAAATGTAAATAAATTAGGTGATTCTAAGGTTTTAGGAAATAAATTTTTTATGGAAACAGGCTCCAAGTGTCAGGATATAGATAATGATTATGCAAACGTAGATAGAAGTATATATTTAAATAATGTAAATAATGACCCAATGGGTATTAGTGATGGAAAACATACTGGATTATTACCAGGTATTATTGGAAATGTTTCACAATTAAATCCAAATGAAATATTTAGTATTTTTCAAAATAAAGAATCAGACAATGCAAGTGATAAAATACAATGTAAAGCAATTAGAATGGAAGTTATTGATAATAGTGGTAATTCTGATTATCAAACAAAGTTTGTAACATTAGCTGATATAAAAAAAATGCCTGATAATTGGTTTCAGGACAATACAAAACCTAGTATAGACGGTTTCAAAAATTATAATGAATATACTAATAAAAAGACTCTTGATTACAATACTAAAAAATATTCATCTGATATATTAACAAGGCTATATTTTTTATCTGTTAGCACATTATTTTTATATATTTTTTTGAAAGTAATGCATAAAAGATAAAACTATTTTAGTATTTAAATTATTGTTTAATATATTTACTTATTGCATCTGCTATCTTTATTGCTATATTTGCTGGTGATTCTAAATTATTATTAGTATTTCTACTTATTGCATCTGCAATTTTTTTTGTAATGTTTACTGATTGTGTCATGTCTCTATTATTTGTTATATCTTCATTAGAACCTGTTCTTCTTTTAGTGCTATTACTTATTGCATCTGCTATTATTTTTGCAATATGTACATAATGTTCTTCATAATCTTCTTGATTTATATATTTTTTTTTATTGTTATTGTTATTGTTATTGTTATTGTTCGTTTTAGCTTTTATTTCTTTAAAATTAGAAAATATTTGTATTTTACTATAAAATGGTGGCACAGGAATTAAATATTCTTTTGAAATATTTAATAAAGAACCTAAATTTTCATTACAATTATTATCTGTATTATTAGGCCATGTATTATATAAATCATTTTTACTATCTAAAATCATAGCTAATGCTCCGCTATCTACTGTTTCATTTTGTATATTATCTTTTGTTTTTTTTATTACTGTTCTGTAATCACTATCAGGTGGACATTTATTATGACTAACAATTTTCCAATGAAATACTTTGCTATCATCATTAAATGTATAATCTTCTTTATTTTCTTTAATGTATTCACTAATATCAGGAAACTGACCGGACTCAATTAAACTAATAAGGTCATTAAGATTATTACCACCAATCATATTTTTTAATTCAATATTATCTTTGTTTATTTGATTTTCATGATTTTTAATGCGAATTTTATTTTCCTTTATTTCATTTTTTTTTTTGCTTATTTCATATTTTCTTTTGTTTATTTCATTTTTTTTTCCTCTTTTTTTTTCTTTTATCTTTCTGTAATTTTCATCAGTGATTGATTTTATCGTCCTTCGCATGTTTTTTCTTTTCCTAAATGAATTTTTATGATTAGTATCATTTTTGATATTTTTATTTCTATTTAGCTTACTCGTTTGATTTTTACATTTTAATAATTTAAAAATTCTTTTTCTTGTTAATCTCATTTAATATGTATATATATTAAATGATCTTATATTTTTTTATATTATAACAATATAATAGATATGCCAAATCTAAGTGCTCCTGTTGAAATAAATGTTATACAAGATAAAGTTAATAGTTGCGATGAGAAATGCAAGTTTACATATTCTTATCCTACATCAAATCTTCTTTATAAAACAAATAATTTTTATCTATCTTTTAAACCAGCAGGTAATGAATATGATGGTAGTGTGAGTTTTCATAGAAGTTACTATAATTTAGAAGAAATACGTATTTATCGACCAGCATTACATAAATTTAATGGTAAAACAACAGCAGATGGTGAAATACATATTATTCATACAAATTCTTTTGGTGCTGGACAATTTATTGTATGTATACCAATAAAAACATCTTCGGATGGTAACTCTTCTCTCAATAATTTACTAAGAGAAGTAGCAAGATTAGGTAATATTTCATATAGAAGACACTTATCTCTTGCTAATTTTAGTTTAAATAATTTAATTCAGTCAAGAAATTATTATTATTACATTGGAACAAATATGTCTTACTCTGATAGAAGTGTAAGTTATATTGTATTCGATAGTGCTCATTCTATCAAAGTTAAAAAAGATGTTTGGGAAAAAGTTACACAATATTTTAAAAAACATGAAATTACCAGCAAAACGAATAATAATATATTTTATAGTAAAAATAAACCAATATATAAAAAATTAGAAGGAAGTGATATTTATATTGATTGTCAACCAGTAGATAGCGATGGTACATTATTAGTAGCAAAAGAAAAATCTTATAATCTTGATAATTATGTTGCATCTATCTACAATATTGTTGATGGGTTTGATAGTGAAGTTGCTACAATGATTCAACTATTTTTAGGTGCAATAGTAATGATAATATTAATATATATTATGCAAAAATTATATGATTTTGTTTCTCGTTCTGATTCAAAAATTACTAATCAAACTACTTCCAGTAGTTTAAATTCATCTAATACTTAATATAATAACAAAAGTTATTAATTAAATTATTATATTAAAATGATTAAATATGTGTAGATTCAATTGTAGAATCAACAACTGGTTTAAATTCTAAATCTTCCACTGGTTGCATATCAGCAAGTGATGGCATTCCATTTACAATATCTTCTTCTAACGAAGTAGGAAAATTATTAAATTTTGAAAAATCTTTGTTTTTATTATCTTCAGATGGTAAATAATTATTCATTGCATAACTAGGAGTCATATGTGACGAACGTTTTATTAATAAATATGCAACGATGAATGCTAATACAGCTAAAATTGGATTACAACACATTAATACTAATACTGGCATTAATACTACTAACATGTAACCTAAATTATTATCAATTAATGGAACTAAGAAATCTGGAGTTTTAATATTGAAGATTATATAAACAACAAAAATAATAGCTAAAGAAAATTCTAATTTATTCGCTGGTTTCATTAAATCGTTAATGTATTTCATATTCATTACATTTCTAACTTTTAAATTTTTCAAATTTAATTTTTTTAAATTAAAATTACTTAATAAATTCGGTTTCGCTTTCATTTATATCATAATGATAGAAAATTTATTATAGTTAATTTATAAAATTATATAAATACATTTTGTCATATTTATATAAATGTCTAATGAAATATCATCCTATTTAGGTCAAAAAGGATATTCACTGTTAAAAGAAACACTTTCAGTTCAGCAACAAATTGAACTTAGAGAAGAATTAGTTGTGAAACCAAATGCTCCTAAATCAATAATGATAAATGTTGATTCATTTCCTATTTATAAAGAATCTAAAAAAAAATTTTATATACCAAAATATTTTGGTATAACAAATTTTGGATTTCCACAAAAAATTAAAATAGAAAAAGGTGACGAAATAAATTTAAATTTTAAAGGTTCTATGAGGGACATGCAAATTCCTATTATTGAAAAATTTATGAAATCTATTGATAATGAAACAGGTTGTGGTGGTGGTTTAATTGATGTTGGATGTGGAGAAGGAAAGTGTCATGGTTTTAATACACCAATTTTAATGTATAATGGTGAAATTAAAATGGTTCAAGATATAAAAGTTGGTGATGAATTGATGGGTGATGATTCTACACCTAGAAAAGTTTTGAGTTTAGCTCGTGGTAAAGAAATGATGTATGAGATTTGTCCAAATAACGGAGACCCATATATTGTAAATGAATCGCATATATTATCATTAAAGTGTATAAAATCATATAATGAGTATGAAGAAGGTGAATTTTATGATATAGAATTAAAAAAATATTTAGAATTATTAGATATTTTTGAATATGTAGATACGCCATTAATTGGATACAGAGTTCCTGTTGATTTTCCAGAAAAAGATTTACATATAAATGCATATTCTATCGGTTATTGGTTGTGTAGTAACGAATTAATGAATAATATTCCTAATATTTTTAAAATAAATAGTAAAGGAAACAGATTAGAATTATTAGCAGGAATAATTGATTATTGTGGTTTTATTATTCAAGATAAATATAATATTATTCTTGAAAAAGAATCTTTAATTGATGATATTATATTTCTATCGCGTTCTGTTGGATTATCTACCTTCAAAATTAAAACTGAAAATAATATATTTATTGTGCAGATATTTGGTATTGTAATAAATCAAATACCTATTAAAGATATAAACAAAAAAATTACTATTTGTGATAATACTGATGTTTTATTGAGTTTTTTAAAAATAAATAAATTATCAGTAGATAATTATTATGGATTTGAATTAGATGGTAATCATAGGTATTTACTTGGAGACATGTCGGTTACACACAATACTGTAATGAGTCTAAAATTAATTTCAGAAGTTAAAAGAAAAACATTAATTATAGTTCATAAATCATTTTTACTAAATCAATGGATTGAGAGAATAAATGAATTTTTACCAGACGCACGCATTGGACAAATACAGGGTCAAATATTAGATATAGAAGATAAAGATATCGTTATTGGTATGTTGCAATCTTTATCTATGAAAGAATATCCTCAAGATATGTTTAAAAGTTTTGGTTTTACTATTGTAGATGAATGTCATCATATTTCTTCAGAAGTATTTTCTCGCTCTTTGCAGTGCATTGTTACAAGAGTTACATTGGGTTTAAGTGCTACTATGGAGAGAAAAGATGGATTAACTAAAGTATTTAAAATGTTTCTAGGAGATATAATACATAAAGGAGTAAGAAAAGAAAATCATGATGTTCTTGTAAAGGGGATTGAATATAAAACAGATGATGATGATTTCAATGAGGTTAAGTATGACTTTAGAGGGAATCCTGCTTATAGCACTATGATATCAAAATTATGTTCTTATAACCGACGAAGTGAATTTATTCTAAATGTTTTAACAAAAGAATTGGAAAAAAATCCAAATCAACAAATTATGATTCTTGGTCAATTCAAAGAAATCTTAATTTATCTTTATAAAGCGATTGAACATAGAAACATTGCAAGTGTTGGTTATTATGTTGGTGGTATGAAAGAAGCAGACCTCAAGATAAGCGAAACAAAAACCGTTGTTATTGCGACATATGCTATGGCTGCAGAAGGTTTAGATATTAAAACTTTATCAACTTTGATTATGGTTACACCTAAAACAGATATTACACAATCTGTTGGTAGAATATTGAGAGTAAAACATAGTCAACCATTAATTATTGATATAATTGATAGTCATGACCTTTTTAAACGACAATGGTTAAAAAGAAAAGCTTTTTATAAGAAAAATAAATATACTATTATTCATACTAATAATGATTTATACAATTCTGATGAATGGACCACATTATATGATAGCAATGAAACAACTAATAAAAAAAATAAAAAAAATATATCTAAATCATCTGTAGATGATTTAACACAAGAATTTACTGGAAAATGCCTAATAAAACTTTAACTATTATATTTGTAGGTATTTTACAAAAAATTTTATTTACTAAATGTAATTATATTAAGTAATCAAATATAATTACTAAATATAATTATATTTAATTACTTAATATAATTATATTACTTTAAAATTAGTTTTTGTATTCATGTGTATATTCTTTGTTTCCTGATTGTAATCTTTTGAAACGTGTAAAAAGACTAGAATCTACTACATAATTACTATGTAAATCATTGTTTGAACGTCTAAAAGGTGTTACTTCTTTTTTTGATAATGTAATTAAAGAACCAAAAGCATTTCTCATAACTTCGCGATTCATTCCAACAGTTTGACCATCTAATTTAGTTGGCATGTGTATATTATATAATTACAAAAAAATGTTAACAATATTTTAACTATTAGTTTTCATATATTAATAAGTCTTCACCTCCCATATAACCATCATAATAGCAATAAAGGCTTGCTTTGTCAAAATTGCCATTGCATTCAATTGTAATATCACCAGTATAAAAATTATATGTTTCTCCATTTATTACTTTAGAACCATGTACATTTTCAGATGATATACTTATATGTTGAGGGAGTGATGAGGGGTCCTCCACCCCCCAGGCTCCAATTAAACCAAGAGGATGACCGGATGGTATTCCACGCAATGTATATGTGGTTGCATTTTTCAGTATATATTTTCTATTTGGGTTATAACTAGATTCATTGTTTAGAACATATTTATTACCACCAGAATTTATTATATTAACATTACTATCTATTTTTAAATCAGTATTTGGTGTATATACTAATAAATCTGTTCCTCCCATTGGACCATGCCACCGACAATAAAGACTTGCTTTACCAAAATCACCTGTACATTCAATTTCAACAAAATCTGTATAATATGTTGTGCCACCAACTATATTAGTAGCAAGTGTTGTAGACAAAGTTAGATATTGTGAATCATCTATATTCTGTATAGCAGTAGGATGACTATTGTCAAAATTTAAAATTTTATATGTAGTTCCATGTGTTAATGTATATTTTCTATTTGGATTATAATTATATTCACTATTTAAAATATATTTATTATTTTTTATATTAGCACCGCTTTCTAAATATAATTTTACTTGTGGATTAACGAAATTATCCGCATTGCTTATTGCGGTGTTAATAGCAGATTGCATAATATTATACGTATTAATTGCATCAGAGTTAGGGTCTATTATCACTATATCATCTTTTAATAATTTAAGTAAATTATTTTTATTGACTACTATATTTTTAAGTGTATCTTTATTTTTCCAATTAGCACTGTTCAAATTAGAAACTGCTGTATTTGTGCTTGAATATTCATCAATAAAAATATTTTTTATTGTATTTGAATAAGTTTGTACCTTATTATCACGTTCTGTTTTTTTTGAATTGAATAATGTATTTGCGCTATTAAGATATTGTGAACCATCTAATTCATCTTTTTTATTTTTAGCATTAGCTATTTTCTCATTCAATACTTTATATTCACTGCTTCTACTTTGAGATGAATCAACGTTATTAAATGCCGATATCGCTATATCTACTTCAAATATTGCTTCTTCAAATTCTGCATTTTTTACTGTTTTATCTTTTATATTAAATATATCATCTGCATTTGTTGAGATATCTAAATTCTTTAGTTCTGTTTTCTTTTGTTGTACTTCATT